GTTTTACGAGTGACCCTTACATTAAACATCTCTATACCTTGCCTTATCCTCATCTATTAACCTTGCTTGTTCTTGGAGAGTTCTCCAGTCGTCTAGTAAGTGGGGGAGGAAAGAATCAATGTCTTGTACTACAGCATTCTTTTCACTAATACGTGTACCTCCTATAATGATAGGAATACCGTGTTTAGAGGAACTACTGTTTTTAAACTCATCTAATCTACTCTTAAATCTTTCATAGAGATTGGTGAATTTATACCATACATCACCTGTTTTACTCTCCTCCGCTTGAATAGAGAAGTGTGTTAACATAGTCTCCATTATAAGAATAGAGGCTTTATCTATGTTACCATCATTCTTAGCAAGGGCAGATGTAATAGTGTTGTCGCTTACATAACGTGCGTTAGGATCACCAATGTTACTTCGAACAAAGCTTGTTGGATCATTATAGTTAATATCTATCATGGCTTTCCTTAAACAACAGAAGAAGGGGCGAATGCCCCTCCTTTAAAGTTAACACTATTAAGCTACAGTCATAGTCACTTTAACAATAGTATTAGGGTTGTTCAAGTACAGACCTTGGTTTGATTCCCAGAACAGCTTAGTACCAGAGAACTCATCATCGAATCTCCAAGCGTACTGAGATGCAGCAGTAGTATTTGCATACTGCATAGTTTCAGCAGGAGCATACGCACGAGTAAACACTGAACCAGCATTCAACGGCATGATGTAACCTTCGTCGTCTGCGATTAGGGCAGCGCCACCAACTTTAGCAGTGTACTCTACGTAAAGGATGTCATCGGCACCACGGTACTTACGGTACATTGCACCATTAGTGAAGTTATCTAGGCGCTCGATAAGAGGGTCTTGACCTAAGATACCAGCACGTTGTACCATTGCTTGTTCTTCTTTAGGGTGAGAGATACGTTGCTTGAAGAACTCTTTACCACATAGGCAGATAAAGCCATCAATAGTCTGACCATCAAGAAGGTTGTCAGCGATTAGGTTACGCGCTTCCTCACCAACTTCACGAGGGTAAGCATTGTCATCGTTGAACTTGAAGTTTACTGTAGGGCGGTTAGCTGCGTTGTTAGCAGTGTACTCTGCATAGAAGTCATAAGACTGTACAGAACCATTAGGAACATACAAACTACCAGTAGTGATAGTAGATACAATCTGACGCTCTTCAAACAAAGCCCAAGACTTCTGAATGTCAGCAATATCTTTAGCTACTAGACGGTCAATAGTTTCCATCTCATCTTTAGTACCTTCAACACGACGACGAAGCGCATCAGATGGCTTAATGTGAGTTTGGATACCAAAGCTAGGAACTTTGAATAGGTGAGTTTTAGTTTCACCACGTTGGTCAAATGCTTCACCACGTTCAGTAAAAGACTTGTCTTTAATGTCAGCGATGAAACGTTCTGTTGAGTCATGCTCAAAAGTGTTAGTTGAAAGGAACTCTGATTCAATAGAGCCACCTAGTAGGTCACTCATAAGAGTTGGGACATTTGGTGACTTGCTAATCATGCCAGTTAAGTCATGTAGCTTATTAATATCACCCATATCACGTACAGCTTTAGTTACGTCAAAACGACCAAATTTCATTCTTTATATCTCCGTTATTATTCTTTTAAATTAAACTGACGCGCTGTAGAAAGAGCTATCTAGTTTAGTGCTAGTCTTCATCAGTTTGATACCTTGTCTACCTAACTGAGCTTTAGCTGATGCTGTCTCTGCTGTGTTAAGAGTACCAAAATCTAGACCTGCTTCTTTAACATTCACTGAGCCTTGGTAAAGAACAACAATGTTGCCAGTGGTCATATTCTTAGTATAAGTATCGCCTAGTGATTCAAAACCTACTACAACACCTAGACCGAAACCTAGAGGGCTGTCACCATCAAGAGTTGCACCAGTAGCAGCAAGTTCCCATTGGTCATTTGCAGAGTCGTACACCACTACATCACCAATCTTAACATCAGTAGCAGAACCTTCTGTAAGAGTCTGACGGTGAGCAAAGTTGTGGTCAAGAACTAGACCAGCTAGGTCATCCATCAATACAGCAGACAATACCTGTGCATCATTTTTAGTAGCAATAACAGTCATTATTTGTTTTCCTATTTAGTTATTGTTTAAATTACTTAGAGTAAGCTTCTTCGAGAGCTTTTTGCATAGCAAGGTCTCGTTCTTCTTTTTCTGATTTAATCTCTGGCTCACCTTCTAAAGATTTCTCTACGAAAAGGTCAGACTCTTCAGTTTTCTTTTGAGCGTTAGTAAGCGTGTCGATCATAATGTCAGCAGCTTCTTTATCCATAGCAAGGAGTGATTTAGCCAATGACTCAATCTTATCTTCTGCAACTACACCCTCTAGACGAGCTTTCATAGAGGCTTCTTCTGCTTCTACTTGTGCTTTCTTGATAGTGTCTAACTCACCTTGTAGTGACTCCACTTGAGCTTCAAGTGATTTTTGAATCTCTACTTGCGCTTCTAGTTTCTCCGCCTTACCTTCTAAGTCAGTAAGTAGAGATTTTTCAATAGATACTTTATCCATCATTTCCTCATTTAGTTTATTTTCTAAGTTTTCTTGTAATTCAAGAATGGTAACGTAATCTAATGCAGAAGCTTGTTCGTAGTTTCCTTCTTGCATTGACTTCATAATCTCAAAACTGTCCAGCTTACTAGCAATGTAATCTGAGTAGGTCATAGGTTCTGAGTCTTCTTCTAGGGAGTTCATATAAGCTTCATGCTCAGTTTCAAACCCTAACATTGCGGTAAGCAATTCTGCGTCATCGTAGTACATGTTAAAGAACTTCTTTAAGAACTCTTCCATTGACATAGTGACTTTAATCTGTTCTAATTTCTTTTGAATATCTACACCTACTTCATCTACATCAGGTAGTTTGTTAGTAGCGTTAGATTTCTTTATGAGAGTCTTGAAGCCATTAGCAGCCCCACCTTGTTTCTTAGAAACTAGATGAATACTTGCACCTTCCTCTTCAAAGTTGAACTCTGTAATATTACGTTTAGCTTTAGGCATCTAATTCGTATCCTCTACCTGCACATTCAACACTAACACCTGTAAACTCGTCATTAAGTACGTCAGCCCATATAGTGTCATTTTCGTCATTCTCAGGCTTAGGGAAATGTAACCACATTAACCATGTACCTTTCTTAATGGTGAGACCTTCCTCTGTCTTAAACTCAGCAGGGTTAATCCAAGATTGTTCAATCTCAACAAGGTCACTCTCTACTGTGTATTCGTGGTAGAGACCTGCTTTATTGGAGTGCTTATTAAAGCTCCTACAAGCTTTCTCTACTGTAATAGAATCATAGAAGTCACCATGTAAGTCCGATACTTCCTCTAGACTATCTTGTGGCTCTAAGACCACGTACAAGGCTCTACGCTCCATTGTGTCAAGAGATTTTACTAAAGTAGTATCAGACTCAACGTATTCTTTATGATTCTCCTGAGAGCCTCCTACGTTGGCATCTAAGAACTCTTTAAACTTATCTAGTAATGTTTTATTATCCATTAAGCGTTCTCGCTGTTTGTTATGGAGCTTGCACCCTCTGCTTGTGTGATTCCCGTACCTGAGCTACCCAGACCTTCACCTGCCGCACTAGTGTCCTCTGTAAGCAATTCTAAGAACTCCTCTTCAGTCATATCCTCAAACATAGAGGTATCTAACCCCATAGCTTCGTATATTTTCATTAGGAACTCTTTATTCTTAGGCATCATACCGACACTAGCAACACGTTGTATAACCTTACTCATAGTATCTAAGTCAGGCTCATCTAAATCACCGTATTCAATGACAGGCATTTCATCTTGTGATAACTCAATATCATTAATTTCAGCTAACTGTTTGAATAAGTCATTCTCTAATACACTCTTAATGAATATAAGGTGTCTTTCCATATAGTGAGCATGTAATGATTGTTTACCCGTAGCTAAGGCATAAGAACCTACACCATCATTACCTAAGTTAAGGAAACCTACCCCTAGGCTATCTAGTATTTGTTTCTTACGTTCTTGTATAAGCTCAGTAGTTTTATAAGACTTACTACCTCCCTCAACACCCTGTAAGGTTACATCGTATGCTCTATGTCCAGAACCACTTCCATCAATTGTATCACTCCCTAAGAGCATATACGTTTGATCACCAGCATGAACACTTGCCGCATTCTTTTGTAATTGAGCAAGAGATTTAGCTTCGTGAGAACTAGGGTCTTCAGCAGCTTTATTAATAATATCAGTAGGAACACGTAGAACCAACACACCAGCAAGATCTTTAGAAACACCTGTGACTTCATAACTAGCTATCATACTCAACTCTTTATACGCCCTGTAACAGCCGTTAAGAGGAGATATGCCTTGAGGGTTATGGTTCTTGTTATCCCATGAGAAGAGTAGTAACTTGTCTCTACGTAGCTTCACAGTGCTTGTACCGAACTTCTGACCACTTACATATTGTTGGTAGGGGTTAGTTAGGATTGACTGAGACCATTGTTCTAAACCTTTAAGCTCCCTTGCATCCTCATCCATTAACCATCCTTTAATACTCTTCTGTGAGCGAGGTGCTAATTTCTTAATCTTGTATTGGTATGGGTAATTCTTACTAGAGTTCTTCTCGTAGACTTTCTCTAACCAAGAGAACCCGTACTGTTGGTATGTAATCATAGCGGTAACTACGTCATACCAAGTTTGCCCTACTAAGTTCTTAAAGTTCCAATTCAAGGCATTGGCAAACTCCACAGATTTCTCACTGTTAGGGTCTCCTGCTTGTACCTTGACATTCATTAATGACTTAGTTAGGAAAACCTCATTAACAGTAAGACCAGCAGCTATTGTAGCGTTCTGTCTCATCTCATCGTAAGTTTGTAGGCATCTTGGGAATTGCAACTCTCTACGAGCTTCCTCTTTGATGATACCAGCTACAGCATTAATGTAAGGAGTTCCTACCTCACCTAACCTGAGTCTTTTTGAATTAGAGTCAGGATTTGCCTCAGCCTTTCTAATATCTATTTCTTTTTCGTCTGACATAATTCCTTAAATTCCAAGTTGACTCTTTAAAGTTGGTGAGTTAATATCAGGAAGCATCTGCACTGTATTATTAATTTTAGAGTTAAGATAGTTGAACCCTGAAGCACATGCGTCCATAGCATCGTCTTTATAAGAGGACGTAGACTTTTCATTAGGGTTGAACACTTCAAGTTGCCCCATAAGCCAGTCATAAGATGAAGGGGTAAATGAATCTCTTACAATGTAAACAAAACCATGTTCACACGCTGTAAGGAATGACTCAGCCTTTTCACCTTTCCTTGCTGTATGTCCAGCAGGGTCTTTCCTAACTTTAAAGCCATGTGATAGGAAGAACTTAACCTTGTGTTGGAAGGACTCCTTACCAGCAGCGCCAGCATCTTGAGGCATGACTATTTCACAGTCTTTACCATCATGCATTGCTTGTGTAAGCATTATCTGGTCGCGAGTACCACTACTCTTTCTAAAACAACCATGTATATCAGAGTCATCGTCTTTGAAGTCTCTGACATAGTTACCGTAGATATAGAAGTTACCCTCTCTATCTTTAGCCATGCCAATACCTACTGTAAAGTCAGGGTATGTAGTAGGAGTCTTTTCAGAAGCTGCTAAGTCGTAACCTCTTACACGAGAGCAGGCTTTGGGGAGGGTAGCAACAGGTTGAAGCCACTCTCTTTTGAAGTATAGACCTTGTTGCCCTGTGTCTAACCAACAACCATCCTCATAACGTTTCCTTTCTACATCAGGTAACGCTGCAAGAACGTCTTGATAGTCAGGGTCAAGTTCTAATAGTTTCTTGTTGTCAGAAAGTTTAGCGGGTATGTAGGTATAAGATAGAGGATCTTTAGTGAGATTAAACTCTTCTTTAAGATTCTTCTTATTCCATGAGGTATATAGCTTACCGTCTTTGATATAGTAGTATGCAGTCTTTCCAGACAACTTTCTGATAGGGTAACCTTCGTCATCAAGGTAACGCTTTACGAAATCGAAAATCCAGCTTCTATCATCAGGATTAAGGGTGCATCTTATACCTTTAGTAACTTGCGCCCTTGAGCGGTTACGTGATAATAATATTGTGAACTGCCTCCAACTTCGAAATTGGGCCTCCTCAAAGTACACTTTTGCTAACTCACTACCAAAGAAACGTTTAGTATCTTCGTCATTCTGTAAGTAAGCAAATGCTGTAGTAGCGCCACTAGGGAAAGTGATTATCTTACGTTTCTCGTCTATGTGAGCTTTACCTAAGTATCTTCCGTTAGTAGTTCCATCGTCTGTTAGGAACTTCATGTAGAGACCTTTCGCGTCAGGCCATAAGCCTTGATCAATTTCTGTTGTTGTTGTTCTTATAAATACAGACTTATAATCAGGGTCGTGAATACCTTGAGTGTTGTCTATAAGAGAGGCAAAAGTTTTTCCGCCGCCCATTCCTCCGCCGAAGAAAACAATCTTCTGCGTTGCCGCACAAAAGTCCTCTTGGTGGGGTTGTAATTCTATACCAGAAGCAAAATCCTCAAAGGCTTTACTGACTAGTATATCATCATTCTTAAACTTCCTAGCCATACCTACCTCTTATTCATAGAAGATAATTCTTGTTTTAAAAGTAGGTTAGACTCTTTAGTAGCTCCATTTACTTTCTTGTGCTTTTCTTCTTCAATACATTTTATTATGAAATCACATTGAGACTTTTTAATCTTTAGGTTGTCCCTTAATTGCATCAAGAGGTGTAGTGACTTATCACTCAACGACATCCTCCACCTATTACAATTACAATCTTTTGAAATAGAACCTCCGTAGAAAGATTTCAAAAGTTGTAAACCGCAACTTTGGTCTTTATGAGAAACTACGGAGATTACAAAACCAAGGCTCCCGTCTCCCTTCTTATAATTACAAGTGAAACATCCGTCTCCGTCTATGAAACCCGCAGACCACGCGGGGGTATTGTCGTGTTTATAGTTATGAGTATTACTGTATCTTTTAACTTTAATTTTCTGAACTAAAGTGTCTTTCTCTTTCTGGGTGAGATGTTTCTTATCATTCCTCTCCAAAAATAACACTAGAGGTTTCTTAATAACTAAGTAGGGTTTGACTTGGGAGTAAAACCACCTTGCTTTCTCCCCTGTAATTCTCACAACGTGGACGTCTTGTTTATTACAAACATTAATATTAACGCCGAAGTATTTATTAAATTCTTCAAGAATTGTCTTATCTTTTTGGTATAAGTTAAAAGACAATTGAGTATAAAACAACCCACTAGGTCTCTTACTGTACATTAAATTGAAAGAACCGTCAGCGTCTGCAAGTCCAGCCCAATACTCTATATCTTTAATCATCTTGTATCTCCTGATACTGTATGTGATTATTATTTATTGTTAACTACTTCCCTTTAGATGCGTGAAACTTGCCTTGGAAAGATTTCATCATATCAGGAAGTGACTTACGACTATCAAGTTTGAAACCAAACCCTTTAGCGTATTCTTTTAACTCTTTCCTATCTTCAATCTTCTTAGCAAAGTCAAAGTCTGGTTCAGGCTTATCTTCTTGAGGTGCATCCTCTGTAAGAGTCTCTTGCTCATGGGTTTCCTTTTCAAGAGTTTCTTGTTCAGATGTATCCTCTACAACCTCTTCCTCTTTAGGAGGAGCTTCCTCTAAGGATACTTCCCATTTATAAGCTCTTTGGAAGTTTAACACTGGGTAAGCTCTGTTAACTTTACTAGCGAAAGTATCTACCTCTTCTTGATATACATCCTCAACATTGTCTTTAATATAGTTAATTAAATCGTATGTGTTGACAAGTTTATTACCTTTGTGTTCTACATTAAGACGTTCACTACGTCTACCATAGTTCTCTCCCCACCAACCTGTAGCTCTTCCAGATTTACAGTCTTGGTAGAAAACCTTAATGAAATTAGGAAGCCCTAATATAGATTCATTTTTAATTTTCATATCTTCTCCTATGTTTGATACCTTACTGTCATTACATACCTACATGAATGACTAGACATATATATTCCATCAGGATCATTCCCTACATAGATGATTACATTAATCTTACCTGTGTAATTGTGTGGTATATCTAAGTCTCCAAATCTACATATAAGGTTCTCTTTAGAGAATGTTATAGAAGAATCTTCGCTTGTTATAAAGTAAGGTGTGTTATCTACCTCTATGACAACTTTATCTACTCCATTGTTCTCAAAATCAAAGTAACCATTAGAAAGGTTGATACCTCCTTGGAAGTTATTCTCTGCTTTAAATTTAAGAATAGATATGTTACCTCTTGTGGCATATCCGAAATATTGACCATTACCAACAACAGTGAATTGAGTAGAGGCAATTCTTAATACTTGCTCTTGGTCAGTAACAGGAGGAGGCGTTATTACCTCAACCCCATATACACCTAATGTACCTAATACACCTAACTGCATTACTCAGTGACTCCTGTATTTAACACAGCATCCATAGAGGTTTCGTTATACCAATAGTAATCTACCTTAGTTCCAACTGGTAAAGGTAACGTCACTTTAGCTGTCTCGTTAGAAGAGGTTACACTTCTTGAAAGGACACTATCGTTATCTCTATCTATAAACAACACTGTGTATGTGTTATCAGGGAGACCTTCCCAAGAGAGGTTTAATGTAGATTGAATTACTTGTGCTAATACGTTAATATTAACTGTCACAGGCGCTGAATCTACACCATCATCATCAGTAACGATAAGTTCTAACGTTACTGTTTGTGCTGCACTTGAACTAGGCGCTGTAAATGTAATGTTTTCTTCTGTAGTGCTAGATAGTGTTACCCCTACATTCGTAGTTTCACGCCATGCGTAACCAACAATAGTACCATCACCGTCTGTACTGCCTGACGCTGACACTTGAACTAATGCACCTGCTGCTACAGATTGATTAGCGCCAGCGTTGGCGGTTGGGGCTTGGTTAGTTGGGATAACCGCATCAGTTGTAACCGTTTGAATAGTGCTTGGTGCCGAATCACCTAATGTGTTACTTGCACGAGCGTAAACGGTGTAGGTGGCCTCTGGTTCAAGATCTGTAAACGTACCGGTTTCGTTAGACTGGTTATCTAAGAAATACTTGTAACCCGTAACACCACTAACTGTATTTGAGCTAACTGTCACGCTGCTAGTTGTTTTGCTTGTGCTGATAATGGGTGCGGCGGGTACGGCGATTGATTCATCGGTGTAAGTAATAACCTTAACGCTATCAAATACGATACCTGAGTCAGCACTGGCCGCAGTGGCAATATTGGCTTTAATAAACAGGTTTAAAACTGCATCATAATCAAAACCAGTTATATCAAATACATCAGTTTCAGAAACACCCTCTAACAATATAAGTCTATTCTGAGACGGTATTATTCTAAACCCAACGCTATGTTTAGAGGTGGCCGCCTCAAAGCTAGAGGGCTTCCAGTCTGAAGCTTGTCCAAAGTAATTAGACGCAGCGCTTTCGTTTACTTCACCATCTTTATAAACATTAACGCGCATTGGCTCATCTGGCGCGGTAGCACTCCCATCACTGGCTCTCCACAAATAAGAAATTGCATTCAAGGGGCTGTCTACAGTGTCAGTTAAACCAAACTCTAGCCGAATACCATCTGCTGTTTGTTTTCCGATGCGAGTAAAATACACATCAATAATATCGTGGTTTGATAGCGTGATATTTGCGTTATGAAGTGCCGTTGAGACATCGCCGTTCTGAGGTAAGTTAATTTCTGTGTAGTTATAACCCCCTACAATTTCGTTTGGCGCTTCTGAAAACACGCTGGGGGTCTCACTAAATACCCAGTCAGGCGCAACTGCACTAGCGGTAGATTCGCTAGATATTAACTCAGCTCTGCCGCCTCCAGTGTAGTGCAAATCCCAATTGTGAGGAACATCTTCTACAAGACCGATACCAATACCAGAGCTGCCGTTACTTAGTGTGGTGTTGTAAAATCCGTAGTCTTTACCCGCATAAGATATTTCATCGTAATTTGAAATTTCAGAAGCATCAAACTCGCCAGCCAAACCTTGCTCAACAAAAATATTAGGGCGCGATACTATGTTCAGGTGATCATCCATCAGCACTTCGCATTGAACGCCGTTAGTGGAAGCACCACCACCTACCGCGTTCTTTATATTCCCCATCACTCGATTATAAGCGCCCTCTCGCTTGGTATCGTGAATGATTTCGATAACAAGAACCTTGTCGTTTGGAAACTCGCTGTAATCCCTTAGCGTTCCGTACACGCGAGAACCTACTTCATAATGCTTAAAGTCTTCAACTGAATTACCGGCAACATACTGCCTCGACACGCCCCCAGTGCCACCAGAAGATCCAAGCAAGGAGTTGCCGATAAAAGAGTACGGAATACCTCTAAAATTGTTTTTACCGCCTCGAAAATATCCTGTATGCCCATCACTCTCAATTTTGTTGGGGTCTACCATAAAACCCGCATCTTGGGTGGTTGCATCATCAAAATCAGGAAAGTTATTTGTTACACAGTAACGAGTAGATTGAAAATCACCTGGAATCCCCTGGTCAGAGTAATCCATTCTAGCTGCGTGAAACCACAGAACAAAATCACCGTTATCTTTTATAAATGGCTGGGGTGTTTCTGTTTGTCTTGCGTCACGACCTTTGGAGACAAAAATAGGGTTTGTTTTTTTCTCTACATGATCAAACTCGGGCAGGTTTGATACGTCTTGGTATTCATGCCAGCTATCAGCGTCGTTTAGATCGTAGCTTCCTTTTTCTTCGTAGAGTCTTAAATATATACCACCAAAACCTGTGGAGTGGTTCGGCGATGACACAGCCGCTACGGGGTACTTATCGCTAGGAAAGTTTGCAATACCTTCGGTTAAAAAAGGTCTAAACCAATATTCTCTTTGGTCATTCATGGTACTAGGCTTGTCAAACAACTTACCTAGTTTTGTAAATTTACGCTTATACCCTGAAATGGTTTTGGGTAAAGAAAGAGGTGGTACAACTACAGGGTCGGTTGGCTCTGTTGGTTGAGAAAGCTCACTATAAGATGGGTCATAGCTCACGTTTTCCATAACATGACTACCGTTATTTGTTTGTATGAAAAGCCCACCATTATTATTTACAGGAGAAATCTCCTGAGATAAAACGTCAGTAAATGAACTTCCTTCAAAAACACTTATGGTAAAGTTAGCTCCGTCAGAGACTATTTTTAGCCTAATAGATGCTGTATTCGAATATGCCCCTAATATCGGGCGAAAATCAATTAATTCTTCACTTACTTGCGAACCGCCAGCAATTTTATGTATACGTAATCCGTGATAATTTACGTAATCACCAGCCGCATCGCTTGTGTATACCACTCTGTAAAAGTTACTTGAATTTTCATAATGGAAATCGATTCTAAAAAACGATTCATCGACTGTTGGGATAAACGAAGTATCAAGCAAAAAATTGCTGGTAACTCCGTTAACTTCTAACCTAGAAACCGTGCCGCTTTGGCCTTGGAGGCCTGTACCGTCCTGCCTGAAAGAGAAGTTGCCCGAAATTACGCTCAACTCGCTCGGGATTTGCGAGCCAGAAGACTGCTTCAAGTTTAAATTTGTTTCTGCCATTCCCTATCTCTCTATACTGTAATTGAAATTGTGTTAGACCATGCGTCAATTACAACATAGCCCTCTTTAAGTAAAACCCCTCTCCAAAGTGCAAACCTTCTAACAGTCTCTCACCTCAAGATAACTTAATATAGGTTTACACTTACCAGTGAGTTCATAACCTTGAGTGTATACATTACTATAACCTACAATCTCTGGCAGGTAACTCCCTTTCTCAAGGCTCTCATCTCCACCTACGTTAATCGTAAGGTCTGTATTATTAGATACGAACACTTGAGAAGAGTTATCAATAGTAGAGTATATATTGCTTCCTAATGTAACCTTTATCTCAGAGAATGTGTTAAGACCTAATTCCTTAAAGTCTCCTTCATCAAAGGAGAATGAAATCTCGACAGGGTTATCTCTGCCTTTCATAATTACATTTTGAAGCATATAATTAACTCAATGTGAATAGTGTAGTACCTACATCAATTGTAAGACTTTCACCATCGTTTAGTGTAATACTTGAACCATAGTCAAAGCTTGATAGTAGGGGATCATTTGTAGGGGTGTCTGAGTAGAATACGGCGTATCGGAATGCACCAATTGTACCACCTGAAGCTGTAATAACAACATCACCTGAAGGAGTAAGAGAGAATGTACCTCCTGTTTCAGAGGAAGTAGTTCCTATAGTTACGCCTCCAGCAGAATAGCCGTTTCCAGCAGTAATCTCGGTAGCGTCTGCTAAGAACTCATGTGTACCTACATTAGGTGCTGTGTTTGTTAGGGCAATCTTAAAAGTATCTGTGGCACAGTTAATATCCGTAGCCAAATGCTTAATGCCTGATTCATATTTAGTGTATGTAGCCATTATTAATTGTACCTTGCAGTAATGTTATATGGTTTATATTTAAGTTGTTTTATAGGGTGTTTCTTATAAGAGAGTCTGTATCCCTCTAGCATTGCTAACACTTCCCCTGTATAGGATAAAGTAATAGGAGTACCTTGTAGAGAGTAGTTTCCGTTTTGAAATACTAATCTTCTGTTAACTCTTAACCCTGTATCTGTACCAGCACTTGTGTATACGCCACTATCTAAGGCAACTACTCTATTGTAGAGTATGTCTGAATCAACCCCTTCGTAAGTGTATTCACCAAAATCTATTGGTAGTCTACGATTAGCTAGAAGATTAAGAGGTTGTCCTGTTAAAGAATAACTTCCTGAATCAATCGACAACGTATACGTGATACCTCCTGCTTCATAAATGAAATTGATAGGAGACCCTGTATAAGAATAATCACCTGATTCAGTGTTAATCTTTCTATTTGCCAATAGAGATATGTTTTCAGGAGCGTAACTGTAGGATTTAGTTTCTAAAGGTAGGATGTAATCTTTTAGAAGTCCTGTCTCAGTGCCTTGTAAGGAGTATGTACCCTGTTCTAAGGATAACCTGAACTCTTGCCCGTACTGGAGGTTTATGTCACTGCCAAGATAAGAGTAGTCTCCTTGTTCTAGGGCGATAGTCCTATTAAGGAATAAACTTAATAAAGACCCATCTTTTGAGTAAAAACCTTGTTCTAGTGGTAAACTTCTAACAGCTAAAAGTCCTAAAGCATTACCTACATTAGTGTAGCCCACTGTATCTAACCCTAAGAGACGTTCTAATACTAAGTTAGTGTTTGTACCTTGTTTAGAGTAAATGCCATCAGATAAGCTTATAGAGCGTTGTACTGCTAAGTTTAAGTCTGTACCTGTAAGACTATAGCTACCATTCTCTAAGGAAATGTTTCTATCACTAAGTAGTGCTAAGGAGTTACCTGTTAAAGAGTAATTTCCTGAATCGAGAGTTATAGTGTAGTCTACTGAGCCACCATCGTCATAGAATATCCACTGGCTATCGTCTGTGGGAAAGTTTACAAGTGTACCGTCGTTGTTGCCTTCTGTGTCGGGTAGTATTTGCCCTGTTCCGTTTGATGCGCTTGGGTCGTAGTTTCTTGTGTCGCTTGCGCCTACATCCTGATCCTCAAAATTAAACGAATATAAATCCATTTCGCAAGCGGATGAAACTGCAAGGTTTGATTTTCTTACTACTGCGCCAATTGTCCATATTGCGTAGCTAGAGGTAGCGTTGCTAAATATTGTTGTTGATATATCGGGCGAAACGCCACCGTCAACAAATATTTCCAGAAGGTTATCGGTTATTTTTATCTTTATATCGTGCGGATTACCGTCGAATACGTCAGCCGCACCCGTTAAATTTGAACCACCGCCACCAAATTTTCTCAGCTTAGTTTGCGTGCCAGATGTATTACCTGAGCCTATACCCATGAACGAAGTTGAGGTGTCTTTCGCCCATGAAAGAAACCGTCTATCGAGTTGTGGCGGCGCGACAATGCGAAGATTTATCTCCATGTTGTCGGGTCGTGTGAAGGGTAGGCGTACATAGTCATTAACCCCATCAAACGCTAAATAATACGCCATTACGCAATCACACCGTAAGCGTCATCGACGTAAAAACTCGCATACCCACGCGGCACTTGCGCAAGATAATCACCTGCTTTATCGACTACACCGAACCCTGTGATGCGCTGCTTTATGCCTTGAATATCAACATATACTTGTGGTCTGTGCTGCTCTACGTCTTGTGTTAGTGTGATTTTTATATAACCGTTTACTGGTACAACTTCCTTCTGTGTAATCGGTAAACCCTTTGCGCGTTTCCAATCATACTCAGAAACATTCTCGAAAGGATATACTAAAGATTCAGACCTCTTAAAGAACTCCTGATTAAGAGTGACACTAAATACATTATTATTTACTAACACTTGGGATGCTGCCCTATTCAAAGCGCCATCTTCTGTAGTAGGGTCTGTTGCAAATTGTCCGTTTAACATAGTCTGTAACACAGTCCTGCATATAGCTCCTAGTGTAGTAGGTATGTTAGGGATAACTTGTACGGAAGTTGTAGAATCTTTGCTATCCTCTAGCCCGTCTAGGACACCCATAATGCCAAAGAATTGCCTAGCCTCATTGCCGCCAATTTTACGATAAACTTTGTAGGAATATTCTCTTGCTTCTGTAACACTATTGAAATCTTGAAGTTGCATAATTTGTCCTCTCACTTGTTATAAGCAAGGTTATTTACTTCCAAAAGACAACCTTGCAACCTTGTCACTCTTTGCAGGAGTGTTATCTGTATTCTCCTCTTCATGAATCTCTTTAGATTCTTTAGAAGAACCATCTTCTTTAGGGTTCTCTATTTTAAGGTTCTCTGTGTGAATATACTTCATCACATCTAAATACATCTGTGTGAACTTTGCCTTTTGCATTTCTGATACTTTAGGGTCTTGCATCATACCCCATAAAAATTCTTTAAGCTCCACTAAGCCTGTTCCTCTGTTGAGAGCTTTCTTAATCTCATCAGAGGCATTTAATTTGTTCCTAGACCCACGAGGTCTGCCACCCACGTTGGTCTTATTCTTTGTTGGCATTGTTATCCGCCTTTATAACGAAGTCTTTTAAACGTCTATTTAGTTTGGTATCTTTTTGTATAGTAGCGAGTACGTCCTCTGTTGTACCGTTCGGGCAGGTGTTGGTTTCGTTGATACACTGGTAACAATAGTCATACCGCTGTGCAGCTTCTTCTTCACTCAAAAATCCACCGATATAAAACCTAATACCTTTATATCCTATTCTTGCTACGTATCTAAGTTCCCCTTCTTTACCTCTAGCCTTGTTGATTTTAACGCCTTTGTAAGGGGAACTACCTTTAGTGCTGTTATAAGTAACAGGGTGTTGGATGTCATTCAAATTAGACCAAGATTGTCCTGTAATAGCCCTAGACAATGTTCGCCTAATTACCCCAAGCCGTTGAGATATGTAATTATGGGTGTGGCCTTCCTCCGCCAATTTTCTTGCTTTTATTACTATATCTTGAGTCAACTTAGAAGAGATGTTGTTCTCACCTCGTTGGTCTATGTTGTAAAATAGACTAGTACCCGCAAGTATAGAGTCTCTTTCATTTTCTCTTGCAGTGCCTTCGTACAAGTGGTCAGGATTACAGCACTTTGGGTTATTACATATATGACAAAGCATATAAGGTAAACTAACTTTCCTGTACAGAAACTGGTAAACCGCTCTATGTGCTGAAGATTTTTCTCTGTTCAACGAAGCAAATCCATAACCTGTCTTACTGATATTACCTTGGTATTCCCAACAACCAGTATCTTCTTTTACATTAGTATTATTTAAAACATAGTTAAATAGTTCTTTAGATATAGTCAAAATAAAAATTCCTTTAAAAATAAACTTAACTGTCAGTTCGCAACAGGGACAAGTAAGATATAAACCCATCTAATAGTTAAGTTTATTTTTAAAGAATCTTATTGTGTGTTACTTGTTTCAACACTTGCGAGGTGCTTGTAAAATAGAAAGAAAGTTAGCAGAGCAGCTTGCATGGAGGAGAAGGAAAACAACACAAGCTAGGGTAGATTTATGCACTACCCTCCGAAGGAGGGAATGGACTCTGCTAAACAGGGAGACTCTTTAAGAGAGAGTCTTTAGGAAGGAGGTAGTTCTTATTAAAGTTTTACACTACCTAATTAAATCCTCTAAGGTTCGCCCGACTACATCTGTGCAATCCATTATGGCGTTAGAGGGAAATTTATTTACTAAGTTTTCTTTAGTGTCTGTATATATTGTAGCACAACTTTTTCGATTGTACAGCACTTTTTTAATCAATTTTATTAAACCATTGTTCTAATTAGGAATTTAGTTTAGAAACACAATCCTAATCTAATAAAATCATTAGAATTTCACTTTGGATAAGTTCAAATTTACATAAGGGTCTTGTAAAAAAGGATTATCTTTAGTTCTTTCCTTGCTATCTCTAACAACCTTATCGAAGTCAATCTTTTTAGATTTCTCTTTAAGCTTCCCCATCTCAAGGAATAATAACACTTCTGCAACTACCTCTCTATCACTGTCATCATACCCTAGCTTATCACATATTAGATTAAGCTTTTCTAAGCAATTACTGCACCTTAAAAATGTCTCTGCTCTACTCATAATGTTTCCTTAATAATTATCACTAAATCCTGCTGAAGGACACAACCCAGAGGTTAATCCCTCAAAGGCATATTCTCTGTTAGAGTAATACGCCGTAGTGAAACTTTGCACTTTACAATTATGGCACATGTCCTCTGGAATATCTGTCTTAACTAACAACTGTGGGGTATCCTCATCAATGTAATACTTAACAGACATACGTTCAGTGTCCGTTAGCATACGATTACAACTTACACATCTCATATATCTAACCTCGTTTACTTGTTTATTTTTCATTGTCTACAAGTATATAGTATCATCGATTTTGTACCAAGTCAAGAACTATTTCATTATAATGGTAAATTAATTGAATTATATTGATATAGTACTGTATTGGTATACGTAATACTAGTGTGTTGGTAGTCTGACCTTATACAAACCTATACTGTCACGTTTGTAAGAGAGATATTTGACAGACAAGTAGTTAGAAGGATTCTTAACAACGTAGTTGTTAGAGTATATCTTTTAAAGGTTACTCTTTAAAAGATTGCATCTTTATAGATTATCTTCTTAGATTCAAATTTTAGGCAAAACTGCCCTAAAGAACACAACCTTAAAAAGGAAACCTTATAATCGGTTTTACGTGAACTCTAGGGACTAGTTCTGCCATCATAAAATTTGAATCTAATAAAGAGATTATCTTCTTGAGTTCAAGATTTTGAGGTTTCCACCATACACATTAGGGCATGGGATTGTTAGCCAGACTCTGCTAAGTTATCTGGAAAGGAGTACTTTTCATAACGTCTAAGCACGTTACAGGCTATCGCAACTACTCCCTAAGAGGTGTATTGACCTAATACGATGATTAGGTTACAGTGACCATCTTCTGTCCTATTGCTATCCACTGACGCTTTCTAGTGGAACGACCCGTTAAGGCGAAATGTCGAAAGACTTTACACAAAAACATTTCTTTACCGTATAAGATTAATTATACACGAGTTTTCAAACTTTGCAACTACTATTTTCAAATAAACTTAAAATAATACCTAAACCCCTTAAATAAAATAATTGAAAATAAACAGTTGACAGGGAACAAACCTGTGGTAGAATATGTTCTTAGGTAGGGAACTTAAAGGAGAAATATAATGCAACATAGCAACAAATTAGAGGAACTCTTTGAGATGTACGCTAAGATAGGGTTAGACACCTCGTATAACGAACTAGAAGCCATTGTAAGACTAAATCAGAGAGAAGCTGATAAGATGTACAATGATTGGGAGAACTACCGTCAGGAGTTTACATGGGGGCGTGTATTTACTAAGGGAGGTGATAGACTAAATGAACCTCAGAGAATTGAACTTTGCAATATCTCTGATGAACACTTACAATCATTAATCATGTGGACTGTTTCAGACTACGAACCTTATGTACATGTAGCAATGTGTAAAGAGATGGCTTACCGTAGAGAGAATAATATTTATGTGGAGGAATATTTATGATATACAATCCAGACAAGTTTGCCCTCCTAGAAATTAAATACGAAGATGAAATTATATACAAAGTATTTGGTTCTTGGGCAGGAGGTTATTTAGGTAGTGATAGTTGGAGGATGAATAGTGGCATAGAACGAGCTGTATGCGATTCTGAGACGATTTCTTTTATAGGGTATAGTGGTAGTACATATAAATGTAATCTATTGTCTGAGGGCGTTACAGGAGCTTATAACATGGGCACACTTAATAGTTTATTAGATAATTACCCTGATTCAGTCAGAATTGTGTCATTAGAAGAATGTTTAAAGGGTAAATTCTTTGAGGTGGCAGTGTCAGGGGATAGACATGAATAAAAGAGAACAAGCTTTCCTAGAGAGGATTATAGAAATTTGTAAAATACATGGAATGGTAATTTCTCACGAAGATATTGGTGGTAATTTCTTAATTAAGGACATTAATAGAAAGGATTTAGATTGGTTAAGGGGTGCATTGAGTTGCAGAGAGGACAAAGATGATTTGTAAAGACGATTACTTCAGACAAGAATTTCCCTTTGCCTCAAGACTTAATATGCCTACATTTGAGTGTACACCAGAAGGAGTCAACTCCCTAGTTAAATACTTGAGAAAAGATTATTGCTTCCACATAGTAAATGCCTTCCTGTATGAAAAGTCCACAGGATTCGTAATAGTAGACCCTGTTAATAGACAAGATTGTGAAAGAGAGTGGTTAATAGAAATATTTCGATGGTGTGTAGTAGGACTAGAGAAAGTAATAGTAATGGATGCAATTGTGCCAGGGAGTTTTAAAGTAAATTATGTACAAGATATTGATTGAAGAAGGTTACACACACGAAGAGGCATGTTACTATATAGAGGAGTATTGTGGTACAAGTAAACTCTCTCCTAGAGAGGAAGTAGAACATTTGGTTAAAATAAGGAGTTTTGGATATGAGTGATAAATTAGAAAATGGTTGTAGTTATAAAGTGCGTTCACTTGGGGAGAAACATTGTTTCACTACTCCACGTCACATAGAGGACATTTCTCAGTTTGAGAAGTTACTTAATGTATGTGAGGAGGCTCATGAGGACGAGGTGATTGTGCTTAATGTTTTCTGTTATGGTGGGTGTGTAAACACTGCTAAAGCGGTATACAATGCTTTAAGAATGACGAATGCCACTGTATACACTGTTAATAAGTCCGTAGCTTCTTCTGGTGGCAGTGTCCTACTCTTAGCGGGGGATAGTATAGGAATTGAACCTTATGCTTACACAATGATACACACAGCTACGTATGGACACTTTCCAAATAAAGCACCTGAGATTAAAGCTAGTACAGATTTCCATGACAGAGATATACGAACCTTCTACGAGGAAGTCTACAAAGGATTTCTTACCGATGAGGAACTCACTGATGTACTCAAGGGAACTCCATTATATATCCATGACATTTCTGAGCATAAAGAACGATTAGAAAGAATGTTTGAATATAGAAAATCTATTGAAGAAGAGTTCTATGATGAACAATCACAAGGATTACCTACTAAAGAGGAACTACTCAAAAAGACGAAACGTGAGTTAGTGGCTATGATGGTAGGTGAAGATGATGAAGGGGACAGTGAATAATGACTAGAGAACGTAAACCTAATCGTAAAGAGAAAATTGATAAACACGAACAACGTGTAAAAAGGGGCATAGAGGATTTGGCATTAGAACGTAAGAAGAAAGAGTTCGACAATGATTGGAATATGGATTGGTTTGAACCTGCAGGGCAACAAAACTTTGTAGTTGATAGTTTTAATCAGCACACTTTCACTATTGTAGATGCACCTAGTGGTTGTGGTAAAACTTCTATCTCCTTGTACTTAGCACTGCAATCCATTAAATCTCAAGAGTACAATAACATAATTTTTATTAAGTCTCCTTGTGAGACAGGGGATGATCAGATAGGGTATCTTTCTGGTTCCGAGTCAGACAAACTTCTCGCGCATCTTCAAACTACAAGATACATCTTCCAAGAATTTATGTCTAAACCTAAATTGGAGGCTGATGAAGCAGCAGGTCGTATTAGATTGACAATCCCTAACTTCCTCTTAGGCAGTACATTCGATTACAGTGTTGTGATTATAGATGAGAGCCAGCTAATGAGTCCTGACACTGTTAAACTCTTATTAGAGCGTTGTGGTGTAGGCACTAAATACCTAGTCTTAGGCGACAGTAGGCAACGCTATGCAGTTAAGAAACGAGAAGATGGTTTTAAAGACTTCATAGAAAGAGTAACTTATATACAAAACGACCAAAGGTTTGCCAAATATGACCATGTAGGTTATGTCAAGATGAATACTGATGAGAATAGACGTTCTGAAGGTAGTAAATTTATCACTAAACTATATGAGGGTGATATTTAAAATAATTAGTTGACAACACAAAGTCTGTAAGGTATCATTTTAAAAAGTGGTGCTTTACAGACTTTAATTTTATAAGAGGAGAAACTATGGATAAGGCTTTGTACCAGTTATACGATGAATTGAGATTCTTACACATCTTAGCTACAGGTAAAGTAAACGAGGGACTGTTAAAAGATACAGAGGAATTATTAAGTAAATATGCGACCTTAGCAGATGACTGTTATGGTAGATTGACAGAGGAGGAGGAGACTGACCTATGAAATACCTTAAAGCAGAAATACTAATAGAAGTTGACGAAGACTTATGGTGCAACTTTGACGACCCAGAGGAAAGAGAATGGTTTATGTCTAGAATGAGACAAGAGAGATTCTTTGAGGAAGATACTTGTGAAATTAAATTCTTTCCGTTAGACCTAGAGGACGACTTTCCTTGTCAAGTAATTAAAATTGAGGAGGTCGATATTGAATAAACCAAAACACAAAATTATCGCTACAGGATTGCCTAGTGAAAACAAATACAAAGTAATGTCCTACGTAGACGCCAAATTCTTTAATACAGATATTATATGTGAAAACTTTGTGTGTGAGGGCACATACGAGTATTGTGAGAATATTTTAAATAAACTAAATGAGGAGAATAAATTATGATTACAGATACTTGCAGACAAGACTTAGCTGAAGACGTATTCTACCTAAGACAGAAGGTAGATGAGCATCTAGCAGAGATAGATAGAAAGTTAAAAATCTTAGAAGAGGATATTTATCAAGAGCCTACCCCTTTATGGAAACAAGTGTTGAATCAGACAGAGTTCTACAATGGTCATGGGCAACTGTCACTGTCCGAGATTAAACTTTCTGAGGTAGGCAAACTCTTAAAAGATTTAGAGGATAATTGGGAGGAAGACCTTAATGATATGTTTTACATAAACATGATGATGGAAAAGGATTTATCTTGGTCAGGTAGTGTATATCAATGTACAGGGGATTCCACTAGTCAAGACAAGTTATGGGCAAGCTTTGATAAAATTATTATTGACACTGAGGAGAAAGTATCTCATGGACAATAACATGCAAGATAAATTAATCGCTATGAAGTATTCCTTGCAAAATGGCATAGCATTTAAGACTGGGCAGCAAGTAGCAATACAAATTAGGCAATTAGGTACAAAAAGACTTGACAGCCTTTATCGTTATGATATTATTAATCCAACTAATCCTTTTGAGACGCAATCTTTCGATGTATTTGTAGATAGGAAAGGGGTTGTTTACTGGGATTTAGCTAGAGATATGAATGAAGATATGAATCAGAAACCAATTAATTGAGGAGACAATATGATAATTATAGGTACAACAGCATTGTCTAAACATGGTATAATGCTTAGAGGTAGCAAAGACGTTGATTTGATGTGTCCTCTGGATTTAGCAGACAAATACAAGGATAAAGGATATGACGTTGTGCCTGTACCATTTTCATTATTTGAACTATTATTCACATACAGCAGTAATTCTATCTACGCCACACCTGATATGGTGTATACTATTAAATGTTCTCACTTAGGTTGGAGTAATCCTTCTTGGCAGAAACACAAGAAAGATATACTAGTGTTGAAACAAAAAGGTTGTAAACTTATACCAGACCTTTACGAAGAGTTAATCAACTGGTGGAAAGAAGATTTAGGAGATAAATCATTTTTAAATCTTGACAAGTCTAAAGAAATGTTCTTTAATGACTTCGTAGAGTATGAATATGACCATGACTTACTTCATGAGTTGATTACACATCCTGAGCCACCTACTTATACTAAATGTTTAAAAGATGGTAAACAGGTGTTGATTGATAAGAGTAAGTTTAATAAACTAGATTTTGTAGAACAGATTAGTATGTTCAGAGAGGAAATAACCGCTATAGCCTTAGAGCGTTGGTATCTTAAACAATACTGGTTCGATAGAGGTATGACTTGGATGAAAGCATACTCACTTGCCCTACAGAAAACGATTACAAATTTGACTAAGGGATGGGCTACAGATTTTATTGTCTTAAACTTAGAACATTTTGTAAGACCTCGTAAAGAGGATTTTGATAAAGTAGTAAAACTGTTAAATTTAGAGGAGAAATATATGTCTAAGTATTTAGGTGAAGATAAAGCACTAGAATTGTTGAGAGAGATTGCAGATGCAGGTATTGAAGAAGGATTAGATTACTACGATACCGATATGACCTTGTATCTTCTCTTTGAGGAAAACCTTGTAGACGGATGGGGTAGTCTACCAAAAGATGCGAAGCATATTACCCAAGAGGGTGGCGGTGAGGGTGGTTCAGAAGATTGCTATGCTGTGTTCTCTTGGAAAGGTAGATACTACCGTGTAGAATACAGCTACTACAGTTATGTTGGTTACGAGAACCTTGAAATGGAGAATATATACGAGGTGTTCCCTCAAGAACGTACTGTAACTTTCTACGAATAATTCTTTATAGAGGGCGAAAGCCCTCTTTCTTCAAAGGAGACAATATGACAACATATAGTTTTACAGATGTAAGTGATTTAGTATATGAACTACAACAGTTCATTGACGATCAAATAGAAGAAGCGCAAGAGGGAGCAGAGGAAGAACTTCTTTATAAGATATACGCACTAGAGGAAGAAATAGAAGAACTAAAAGATGAGATTAAATATTTAAAGGAGAATGGCAATGATTGAGCAACTTTTTTACATACTAACTTTCAGTATTATCTTGTGGACAGGCCTAAGCATTGTATGTCCTATATTACTAATTAAAGATGAGCTACCCATTAATGTACAAGCTACCAATACACCTTTCTATATTAAGATTGTAAGAGGGCTTACTAACTCTACAGGAGTTATTGCACAAGAATTATATGAAGCTAAGTTTAAGCAGAGTATTATAAACACATTGAGATTACTCTTTGGAAGTGATTCCATAGAAAGAGATATGGAAATACTAGGGCATGAGATTACTGTGCAATTATACCCTGAGAAAGAACAACATTCTAAAAGGATTGAACATGCTAAGGCTTTGTGTAAGTATTACGATTGCTTTAAGGGATGGGATTATCAAACAGTGTATGAGTGTATGAGGGATGAGACTTCCTACGCTATGGTTTGGATAGAGGATAATATTAACGAGATTACAAAACTAGAAGGGAAGTATTATGACAAAGCATAAAGCTAGAGTTATTCTTAATAAATTAAGAGAGCGTCTTGCACAAGAGTTTCCTTATGACAGTTTACACACTGATAAAGAGAAAGACTTGTTTGATGACATAGATGAGTTTATAATGAATTTTGAGGATGAGTTGTAATGGATAATGCAGTGTGGTATATCGTAGGGATAATCTTCTTAGGATGTGTAGTAGGGAATTGTATAGGATTGTATTTTTTAGTAAAAAGTAGATGGGATGACTTCTGGAAAATAGTCTTTGATGAAGATAAACAGTTGTAAGGAGGGGAATGTGGGGATCACACTTTCGCAGGAACAAGAGATGGCATTAAGTAAAATTAGGGATGGGAAGAATGTATTATTAACCGCTGAGGCAGGTTGTGGAAAGTCGGTAGTGATTGACCACATACTAGATCCTAATACAATTTTGTGTGCCCCTACGGGTATAGCTGCTTTAAACATTAAAGGGACCACATGCCATAGGACGTTTGGACTCCCGCTAGGTGTACCTACCGCACAGGACTTCATGAGTGCTTCACGTAAGGCTAAAGACTTATTTGGAGTGTATTCTCCTGTAAAACGCATAGTGATAGATGAAATTAGCTGCCTACGTATGGACATGTTTGAACTTATAAACTCTAAATTACAGATGGTTAGGGGAAACAATAAGCCCTTTGGCGGTCTACAAATAATCGTGGTTGGTGATTTTTTCCAGATCGATCCAGTTATCACGTCTTATGAGGAAGAAGCATACTACAGTGAGTACTCATCTCCTTTCTGTTTTAAGAGTGCTGCTTTCCAGTTTGAGTTAGTGGAACTCACTAAAGTATTTAGACAGCAAGATGAAAGACAGGCTAAAATGCTTTCGAGTATTCGCCAGAAAGATAAAAATTACAAATTTGCACTTGACGCAATAATTAAAGAATCTACTCCTTACGTACCTAATGAAGATGTTACTGTGTTATGTAACTACAAGGCAGATGTAAGGAAGTACAATAGGAAATACTTTAAGAGGTTAGAGACTCCTATATTCACCTACCAAGCACGTATCGAAAATATACTGACAGAAGATAAGTGGGCTGACTCCACGGTAGGGCATAAGGTGGAACTCCGAGAAGGAGCGAGAGTAATGTTTAAGGCTAATGATGAGAACGGAGAATACGTCAACGGGGAGAAGGGCATAGTAACTTATGTAGATAAGGTTATGGTTCGTGTTAAGAAACATAATGGTAGGGAGGTTACAGTACTACCTAACACATGGGAAAAATATAACTACCGTAACAAACTTGGTAACTTAGAGAAGGAAGTTGTCAGCAAGTTTACACAGATACCTTTAGAATTGGCTTATGCGCAATCTGTACACGTTAGCCAAGGACAAACTTTAAATAATGTTGCAATTGATATAGGGAAAGGGGCATTTAGTCACGGACAATTGTATGTAGCTCTGTCTAGAGTTAAAGATTTAAAAAGTATTGCATTTGTGAAAGAACCTACTTATAATGATGTAATAGTACATAAAGACGTTAAGCAATTTTATAGAGGACTTAGGAAAAATAACACTTGACGTTCACTTTTTAAGGGTGTACAATTTTTATGAACAACTAAGGAGAATGAACATGTACGAATCCGACCTACAGAAAACCGAAGGCTGGGAAGATTGGATGGGAAATTTCATCACTACAGAGTTTAAGAAAGTGTTAGGAATTGAAACTATAGATTTATACTACTGTTGGGATGAAACTCAAGCTGATATAATTAAGATAACCTCCGACCCTAAAGACGCTGTAGATACCTTACTTCAGTATGGTACATTTTTAAAAGAGAAAGACTGGCGTAATACAGTTAGAAAAAATAAAGCTTTCCAAGAAATTGTAAAAGATTTTGAAGAGGATTTAGAAGAACGTATTATTAAAAGTTTTAAATCAAATAGAGATATTGTCGATGACGTAGATATATCTAAGATGCAATTAGTGTGTGATGAAACAGGTAACATAGATATAGTATTTACTGACTGATAAATAAGGAGAATACAAGGACTTTCAAGAAATTTAAAAGGTTTTACAGGAGTTTAAGAAATGGGTAAATTTGTAAATCACGAAGGAGAAACTTTCGGCAGACTAAAAGTAATAGAATTTATAGGGAGTGATAGTAACCGTAATACTAAATACTTATGTGAATGTACCTGCGGTAACAAAGTAGAGGTAGTGGCTTACAGTTTAGTAAGTGGTCAGACAAGAAGTTGTGGCTGCCTACAAAAAGAACTTATGAGTAAGAGAAGAGCTACACACGGTATGTCCCACGCTTCTGAATACTACATATGGAGCAGTATAAAAGGAAGATGCTACAATAAAAATGACAAAGGTTATGTTGATTACGGGGGCAGAGGTATTGATATGTATGAAGGTTGGAAAAACTCTTTTGAGCAGTTTATATATGATATGGGGAGGAGACCTAACGAAAATTATTCAATAGAAAGAGCAGACGTAAACAAGGGATATCACCCCGATAACTGTACTTGGGTTTTGAAAGAGAAGCAAGCAAGGAATAAAAGAAAAAGTAAAAATAATACTACAGGGTTTACAGGGGTATCTCTTCGCAAAGAAAGTGGTAAAATTAAAGGGTACGTTGCAGCTTGGTCGGAATTAGATGGTAAATGGCAGACTAGATATTTTTCTATAAGAAAATATGGCAAAAAAGAGGCATTCGACCTTGCTTGTAAGGCTAGGAAAGAAGCTATTACTCGTCTTAATAAAGAAGGCGCTGGATATTCAGAAAATCACGGTAAATAGGGGTATATAATGAAAAAATTCAAAAAGATTGTGACTAAAGATTTTATACTTTACAGAAACACGTTTTTAACTTTTGGAAAACACGTAAGTAAAACCTGTGGAGAGGTTGCTGACTTAGACCCTGAATACATTCTATGGCTTGACACTAACAAAGAATACACAGTTTCTGAAAGCCTACGTATTAAAGCGGAGGAAGCTAAGGAATGGACTAATATTAGGGATTTCACTGTGTGGGAGGAGATGAATTATGCAAGGTAAGTTATTGGCAAAGTTTGTACATGGGAGCCATCTATACAAACTAAATACACCTGAATCAGATTTAGATTTTAAAGGTATCTACATGCCTGACCTTAAATCTATGATGTTAGGTAAAGTTAAAGACTCTATTGATTACTCTACTAACAAGAGTAATGAGAAAAATACGTCAGAAGATACAGATTATGAGGTGTACAGTATCCAAAAGTTTGTGCAATTGTTGTCTAAAGGTGAGATGGTGACATTTGATATGTTATTCGCCCCAGAAGAAGCTGTAACTTATTATGACGACTATGGCAATATGATTACTAGTGAATTAGCACAAGAGACTAACCACCCTGTGTATAGACTGCGTAATGAATTTTATGATCTATTTATTCATAAAGATATGAAAGCGTACTTTGGGTACTGCAGTAGGCAAGCAGCTAAGTACGGAATTAAAGGTAGTAGGCTAGATAGTTTACACAAGGTTAAAAAGCACCTTAAGGTGTGTGATTACAACCTCAACGACAGTCCTTCTAGGTTAATGGATTTTATGGAGTCACTGCCTACAGATGAGTTTCTTAAAAAAGAAGATGATCATTATGAGGTACTGGGCAAGAAACATCAGTGGACTACCTACTTAAAAGAATTTTATGAAAGGATTTCATCTGAGATTAACAAGTACGGAAACAGAGCAAAACTGGCTATGGATAACGAAGGTATTGATTGGAAAGCAGTGTCACATGCTTTTAGGGCAGGGTATCAATTAGAGACAGCACTACTTAAAGGAAAAATGGATGTAGTGTTACCTAGCTCTGTTCGATATTTAATTCTTAGAGTTAAGGGAGGGCAAATGGATTGGACTACTGAGGTTAAACCTATGTTAGAATATTTGATGTACAGGGTAGAACTTATGGCGAAGCAATCTGTGTTGCCAAATAAACCTGATTACGTTAAGATAGAAGACACACTATTTGGCCTAATATCCGACTGGCACAAGCATAATAAGGAGTTCAGTAATGTCACATCATAACAACTATAAAGATGAACAACTCTACAAGCTCGGATATTCAGACGCTTACTTTGGAAAAGACAATAGAGACACTTTATCAGAACAAGACGCTGTATTGTATATCGCGGGACAAGATAAGTTTTGGAAGGAATTTAATGGAGTAGATGTTATGAAGGAATTGAATGGATGAAAGTATACAAATACACAGATGACTCTTGGTATGACGGGAACGAAGATTGCCCTTGTTGCAGTGGGTTGCTCTTTGAGTGTTACAATGCAGTAGGTTGGAATCAGAATGGCAGTGCCTTAGATATGTTTGACCTCTATTCACAAATACTTCTTGACGACATTGTAGATGGTGAGTTAGACTCTTTACCAGACTTCAACCCTTATGAGGGTTTCACATTAGAAGAACTTAAAGGAGCTTGCCATCGCAGAGGTCTAGTTTTAGAGGAGGTATTATGACGTACTACATGCAAGAGGAAGATAAAAGTAAGATACTAAAAAGTATTGAAGAATACAAAGAGAAATACATACAGTGTATGGAAATGAGAGATTGGCAATCTTGTGACTTCATAGCAGACTGTATTTCAATAGAACGCGCTAAGATAGGGATTACAGGTTTGAAACATCCATTAGAAGAGGATAAGGTGTGACTAAATACGAAGTGTGGTGTCACTCTCTTTACACACAACATAAATTTGTAGAGGAATACGACACTTTAGAATATTCTGAATACAAGGTATCAACTTTAGAGAGGTCTTTTAGCTTAGACCCTTATGAAGTGTTCACAATTAAGAGGGTGGAAGGGTGACAGACAAAACATCAGACGACATATACAAAGAGGCATGCTCCCTTGTCTCTAAAGACATAGATCATTCCCTTAGAATGAAAATCATAGGAGATAAATTCACAGAGTTAATGATACACTATGGATTCTACACAAGGAATGATATTGAAGCACAAGCTAAGGTAAATAGGAAACGTGTACAAGCAGTAGAACAATCTAAAGAAGGATATGAACCTAAGAGGTATATCACATTAGACTTAGCTAAGAGTGCTTATGCTTATATCTTAGGGCAAGGAGGTAAGCCTATTGATGCCTACACAGAGATTGCCCCTATTCACGGAGAGAAAGTAGAGGATGTTAAGGACATGGCTAGTAGGGGATATTACTATGGCAAGGATGTAGTGAAATACTTCGATGACAATGCTCCTGTAAGGCTCTCTAAGGGCATATCTCAAGAAGAACATACTGAGCTACACAATAAGCAAAAAGACATGTCTAAGAAGGGTACACTGCCTAGAACAGCCATCAAGAAAGCATCTACACTAAACAATCAACTCAATGAACTCTCCAAAGGAGTAACTCTTCATGAAACCTTGGCAGGGCTAGAAGAAAAGGTTGACATACTGGAAAACAACAGTATATACTTAGAAGGTAAGGTAGAGTTACAGAGTAGTGACATATCTACACTTAAAGAAATCACTGGCATGGAAGAACTACCTAATAAAGAGAAAGCTAAATTACTTCGTAGTAAGGGGTTTACACAGAAAGTAGTAGCTGATATGCTAGAGATGAGTTTATCAACAATTAAGAGATGGGAATACCTATGAAAATACATGATGCAAAAGTAACAATAACTATTGACGACCATCACGAACTATTCTACTCTATGTCAAGAGAGGAAGTGTTAGAGTTCTATGAAGCATTATCATGCAGAGATGAAGTCATATAATATGTAATGCAACAAGTGTTTGATGGTTACACTGACAATAACTTCTGTCATGGTAGCATAACTTGTGATTGGAATGGTAGTACCCCTTTGCAAGTATTCAGAAAGAAGATGACTGAAATATGGGCAACTGAACAAGCTAATGCACGTATAAAGGAACTTGAGAGGGAATTAGAATATAAAAGAGCAACTCCAAGAAGAGGTGTACAAGCTTAAAGGTATTGACACTGGATATACAGTTAATTGGGAGGATTAGATTATGAAAGGTTTATTTAGTTATAGTTATGACTGGTATGAGTGGGAATATTTAGTATGTGTATCTGAAAGTGAGGGGAAATTAGTAGAACGTTATCATAATCTTGATGATGCAGGTCAATTAGTTATGCACTATCAAGAGGATTTACACAGTGAACTTGCTGACAAAGAAGTTGCGCATTTAATGATTAAGGAAGTGGAGGTTTTATGATTAGTTGGAAAAACGGTGACATATACAGATGGTCTTGGAATGATAATGAATATGACAAGAGACAACACAAAATAAGCTCTGGCACATTATATTGGTGTTGCAGTAAGATCGGTATTGTTGATGAGGATTACCTTGTAGACACATACTGGGGAAACACAAGTAACAATAAGTTCTTCTCTAAAGAGAAAGCATTAGAAATGTTAGACCTCACCTATGTAGGTAATATGAATGACTTAATAGAAGCAGACCCTAGACAAAGAGCATACTACTTAGATGAGGATTGTGTAGACCTTAGCCATCCTAACAGTATGGGAGGTAACTTCTATATTCGTAAAGGAGCTAAGAAGAACCTTGATAAGATGAAGAGAGTATTGCAAAGAGAAATACGTTACAAGGAGCGTTCAATAGAGTATGTATTATCACAGATAAAAACTAGTAAAGCTTTGTTAGAAGAACTTACAGAGGATAGTAATATGTACATAGATAGAGAGACATATCTTTATGATAAGATGTCGGGTGAAGGGTAATTATGAGTCTATCTCGTACACAAGTTAGTATTATTAAAACACTATACCCTGATAAAACACTTCCCTTACAAGTGCATACAGGAGATAGAAGCATATTAGAGATTAAGGGGTTGATAGGGGTAATTGATCAAGGTATAGTGTTAACAGACAAAGGTAGGAAATTAGTGGAGAATATTAATTCTGCTACAGAGGCTTACATTAACAGAGATAATATTAGAGGTGGAGGGAAACATAATGACAAATAATTATCAACCAGATATAGGTGAATACTGTGAAGTGTTCCTTACTAGCAACGTATTAGGAGATAGATGGGCTAGGGTTAAATGTGTAGGGTATGATGCTGAAGGGATTATATGGAGAAATTGGGTTGATACACAGTCTTACCTTTATGCAAGATTAGAAGATGTACGTAAACACAGAAGCGAGTATGAAATATTTGAAGAAGAATTAACAGAGTTGTTTGACGATGATAAACATATACCCTACAACTTAAACTCTGCGGATTACGAAGTCTTGATAAAACTTCTTTATAACAATGGGTATAGAAAGGAGAACCTATGACAACAATCTTAGATATCTGCATGTACAAACAAGAAATCCTCAATCACATTAAGAAAGTTTTCCCTGATTCAAAGGAATACAGTAATGAGATTGCATCTTGGGTAGAAGCGGTGCATAATGACACTACGTATTGAGGTTGTGGTTTAAAGCAGCTACTTGAGGATAGGATTAGGGAGGAGCATTAACCATAACACTCCCTATCTTACCAAGAAACCCTCCCTCTCTCTGAGAAGCTCTCTAATCAATTTAGTGGGTTTTTTAGTTTAATCTTCTTATCCCATCTCTTAGCAGTACTCAGTGATATACCTAAAATATCCATACACTCTACTTGAGTATAACCACTACACCTAAGAACTTCCATATATTCTTTCTTACTCATAGAGCCTATACCCCTCTTCATTACTTCCAAATCATGCACCGATTTATTCACATTCTCAAACTTACTCTCATATAATTTTCTACAATCAATTTCACTAATCAACTGAATCTCTATAGATTTATTATACTCTATTAAACTTCGTATCTCCTCAACCAGCAAGGTATTAACATCCTCTTTCTGAGACACACTCTTGTACTGGAAGTATTTTCCCTCGGATGAGTGTTGTTTGTTCCAAGGAGGATTAAAAGCCTGTATAAGAGTCTTTTCTATTTCTAAATCAGATTCCTCTTGCTTAGACAAGCTAATACTTTTCACTTCTAAAGTCTTCCCTTCAAAATGCGCCTTATTAGCTTCGTAGACATGAGACGTTCCAGTAGTCAAGTGAAATTCCCTTCCCTTAAAACCTTTCCCAATATAGACCAACTCACCACCTAAGAAAGCAAAGTACACAACATAATTCTTCATATAAAACTCCTGTTAATTTATTAAGACATTACCTCTATAGTAGCATACAGTTTTGTCCCATGTCAAGTAGTTCTGACGAGAAACCCTACTTAATCCTCAGAAGCTCTGTAAGCGATTTAGTGGAGATTATATAACAAGGCTATACAACAGGGTAACTTTACAGATAAAACCCTTGTACGTGCCGTACAGAGCGTCCTACGATGGGTTCTACCCTTTACAATACTTAGTATTACGTACAACAAGTAGTAACCTCTCAAAAACATACATTAACCTACAAAATCTATAACCTCAGAAATATCAATATCTTACAAAATATCTACCTCTCCTAAAATATCTATTTATTTAGTGTAACCTATTGAAATATATCTACTTTACAGAAATATACCTTATACATATGTACTCTTAAAAAATTAGTATTTTTCCAACATTTTTATATACAAAATATCACCTTTTATTAGATTAACTTCAAAAAGAATATCCTAAAATATGTAGGTTCATGAGGATTCATGTGATTGGGTGTTTAAGGTAGGACTTTTTCCCGTATAGATTACATTTGTAATTCTCAAATATTGATAGCTTTTCCCTATTGAATACTTACCCGCTTAACATGCATACCTACCCAACATAGTATCCTTGAATGAATATGCAATATTTTTGCATAAGTATTCCTTTATGAAAATGATACCTTTTTAGTACCTTCTAAGTGAAAAAAATCCTTATATACATATAAAAGAATAATCTTTCAAAATTGTACACTCTGGCAAGGTTATTGCTATAGCATATTCTATACCATATATTTCTTTAAGCATATAGTATGCCAAGAGTAGTATCTAAAGATATCCCCTCTCAGAGGCTCTCTATAGCATTGTAAGCTTATTAAGGTACAACTTAAACAAGTGTATTGGTATAAGTGAGAACTCTTCACTACGTTAAAATGATACCTTTTTAGTACCCTGTGATGGAAGATTTCTAGTTTAATACATAATAAAGGATTAATTTTAATAACTACGTTATTAGGGGGCAATCTATAAAGGAACAAAGTGGCAAGGTACTTGCAAGGGAGGGAATCAAATTGGTTAGCAAGCTAACACAAGAATGCTTCAAAGTATCACTAGGGTTAACAAGGTTACAAAACTATAAAGGTACAAATTAACAATTAATTGTTAACGTTCTAATCTATTAATGTAATTAATAAGAGATACTCTAATAACGTAGTTATTAAGATACAATCTTTAAAGGTTAACACTCCTAACACAGATATAGCCATTACAGTTCCTGTAAAGCCCGTGATAACGTTTAAAACGTTAAGGTATGCCATTGTGTTAGGTGTAAGTTTTAAAGGCCGTAGCGGTGCTTGTATGCCGCTATAACGGTTGTCTTAATCCTTGTAAGATGTCCTCATTTATTGCAAGCAATAAAAAAGCACCTCTATTAGGTGCTTTATTTTAGAGTGTTACAAGGCTTCTAAATGGCTATTTAATAATAGGATAGGTAAGCATTCTGTACTGTTCAGATATACGAGAATAAAACTTATATTTACAATTTAAACGGATACTATTCTTTTTCGCTAGATTCATAATGCGTTTTATTCTATCGGTTAGATCTTCCACTTTCTCAATCCTAGTTTGTTCATCTAACGATTTGAACGCTTCAGATTGAATAAGCTTCAATACGTAGTCAGTGTAATACGTTTCTCCTGCCTTGTCTTCTAACTCAAATTCACGGTCTGATATTTTATGACACTTGTCTTCTGTCATCTTATAAAGTGGTAAGTATTTTTCCAATGCCGCCTTTTTAATGTCTTGTTTATTCTGGTATGCGCTGCCTTCTTCTCTTTCAAAGTGCACAGTCAAGCCTTTTGAATTTTCCTTAGTGATTTTATTCACGCCTTTAGCGTCAAGGTAAATAGTCCAGTATGTAGTACCACAAGTTTTAAAATTGTATTCATAACCTAGATTGTGGTTTTGAGTAGAGCTAATAGTAATACCAAGTGAAGACAAAAATTTACCTTGTTTTTCAGACTTGAATAAACCGTTATTGAATTTAGCAAGTGAGAAACAAGTTTTAACGATAGAAGAGTGAAGATTAGACATAAATCACCTATAAATTAGAATTAATAAAGAGTGCATAGCGAATACTATTGATTAGCGTCCACTATGTCAAACTTTATTTTAAATTTATTGCTATTCAATAATGAAAACTTTTCTATCGTTAATTGCATCTTCAAACTGAGTGTTATCAACATAGAAAAATGATAACGCTTTGAACATTGCCCATTGTGATAACTCTAACAATAAGATAGTGGCAAGCCATGTAATACAACCAACTAATGCCCCGATAATTGGCGCGAAAAGTGACAACGTTGTGAACAATAAAACTGTTAAAATAATAGCTGACAGGATTGCGCTATTTGTTGCGATAGACTCAGAATCTAAAACATTGATAGAAATAGTTTTGTAATTAGGCTTTTTATTTTCCGCTATCAATTCACGCAATGCTAGTGTGAAAGCAATTTGATAATCGCCCACCTGCTTAACTGTTTGACGTGCCACTGAATGCGCTTGCTTGAATAGTTGTGAATTGTTCATGATATCACCTTGTTAGAAATAATTAGCTTTTTGATAGAGTCCCGATAATACAGGACTCTATTAGAAAAGACAATTATTAAAAGAAACAAATTTCGTCAAGTCCTACTTGTTCACGTTTTGCCCAGTCTTTTATAGACTTCAATGCTTCTTTTCTAGATAAGAAGCTATTGTCTACAATGTCCTCAAATTCCCAACCGTTTTTATACGTACCGGCGACTGAGATGTCGCAACATTCAGAGAAAGAACCGTATACGTCAATTGAATTACTCATAATTTAAAACCTTATTTATTGAATGAGTGCCCACAATACAGACACTCGTTTTAACTGTCAACAACTAAAATAAAATAATTTTAAAGTTTTTCCTCACTAATAATCCTTGCACTTTTTGTACCGTCATTATGCAAGTATACCTCTATAGTTAGATGAATGAATTTATATACGCCAACCTCCAGAAAAGCACACAATTGTTTAAAGTTATTCTTAATCATGCTATCCCCAACCTTCTCACTATACATGTAATGTAATGTATCTACCAACGCCATTTTTAACAGTAGATTGTTGCAATCTTTTCTAGTCTCTTTTTTGATAGTGTCTATTTCGTTTTGAACTTTGATTTTTTTGATTAGTTTAAGCATTGTAAAATCCATCTATACGTTTATTGAGTGAGTCTAAAATCTTATTTAATCCTTGCTTATTAAATAAAGCCTCACTAGTGCCTATTACTACCATTTTACCGTCTGAATCAATGTAACGCCTGGTGTACTCGAATTTTGATGCGTGACCATGGTTAACGCTAAGCTGGGCAAAGTCATCCCCTACATATAGCCAATATAGGGAATTATATTTTAAGCATTCGACTTTTGTTAGATTTAACGTGTCGATAAATTTGTTCAATTGATTAGCTGTTTTTATAGCTCTGATTTGTTCTGATAGTGAAGTCATTGTTATAATACCTCCCCCGCTTTAAAGTACAATGTATCTACTAGCCTAGTATCGTATTGATTACGGAACACTTCAAGTCTGAAGCCTGATTTTTTCCAGTTATCACTTATAATATGTTTAACTAGACCTTTTACAGTTCCGTAGTAACTAGTAGAAAAGCGATTGATCATCCCTGCGTTATCAAAAGAGCCGTCCTCATTTTCACGTGTAACAATAAAAAACATATTTTCACCATAGTTTAATTGTGGCATTATTGCCAATTAATAAAATTTTAATAATAGGCTACACTTCTTAAATGTAATCTAAATCAGTTTGTGAATTTTAATCTTTTGACAATCCCGTTAATAAATGCATTTTCTAGGGCGTTCGTTAACTATTAAACCTTGTTCCATTAACTTACGTGTTAATGTTTTAATGTTACCACACTTTACCATTACTACGGGATCAGTAAGATCCGTTAAGCCGATTAATTTATCAAGTGTGTTAATTAAACTGGAATAAGTCCAGCCGTTAATATCTGACTTTACTGTTATTGCACAATTAGTAAATAGAATTGTAACCATATTTTCACCATAGTTTTCAAATTGTGGTATTATTGCCGATTTATAAAATTTTAATAATAGGCACTAGCTGCAACAAGTGCCTATAGTTAAAACTTCATTTCAAAAATAAGAGACTTTCTAAGGCTCTTAATTCTAGGATATTAAGCTGAAAGAAGTCAATAACCTAGTGTTAAAAGCCTTATGCTAGATCGTACCTGTTAAACTTACTTCTTCTTTTGTTGCGTTCCTGCTTAATATGTTTTCTTTCTGACTTGCTTAAAAAGTCACTTTTGCGATCAAAGATTCTCGAGTTATACATTTTCGTTTCCTTCTTTTAACTTTTCCAGTTGTTTGTTTATTTCATCCGCTAGATACTCGCTAACATCCGCATAAAAAGTCCAGAAAGTTAAAGCCATATGTAAACCACTTAGACCATTATTTTTCAATTCATGCATTAAACAATCTGACCCCATATTTTCTATCATATAATCATCATTAGAACTAATTTGTAAGATCGGCAAATGATAATAATTATAGGTGACATATTCATGAGAATCTATCGTCTCATGTAGAATATAATCGTGTATTTTTTCCTCAACCGCGTCTTCTGTTACTTCCTCATTTTCACGCTGAAGATCGTCAATCGCTTGCTCAACAATCAATGAAGCCGTGTTTTCGCATTCTGTATAGTAATCACTAAAAGTTAAGTTTTGCATAATTTATTTACCTTTTAAAAAATTAATTTGTTTGTCTAGATGACAGTGCAAATGTTATCACTAAAGTTTTCACCCTGTCAATAGGTTTTTATTAAAATTGACCAAAAAAGTTTTCTTTTTCTTCTTCAGTCATTGCTTCTTCATTAAATAACCATAGGTCGCCGTCTTGGGATAAATACCATGTATTATTATCATGGTCTTGTATGTAACAATTGTTTAATATTTCATCCCACCGATCCCAGTATTCTATATGATCAACGTCATTAGATAAAAACCAATCCAGATCCTCTTCATTAATGCCATAAACATAATTACGCTGTACTGATTTAGCGAAAAATTGTGGAATAGTTATACCGCGTGAACTATCAGAGAATAGAATTAAACCTTGTACCATAATTTGTTACCTTTTATAAATTAACTAAAACTAAGTGAAGAGTCGTTACCATACCACACACAAAACCAATGTAAAGTAGTATGTTTAAAAGTTTTTCGAGTTCCATTTGTAAACCTTATTTATTGAATGAGTGCTAACACTAAACTACATGTTTTTATTTGTCAAACTTTATTTTAATTCATATTCAAAATAATGATGATACTTACCCGCTATAGTCTTACTGATATATAGTTTTTCTGAGTGTATGCCTTGGCTATCCCCATCATAACAAAAGTCTAAATCAAAACCTGTATTTTTTAAAACTTGGTTTATTTTTTCTTCTGCTTCTTTTGCCTCGAATAAAAAAGAATTTTCAAAGTGTTTTCTTTCTTCCTCACATTCTTTTTTACGTCTGTCATACTCGTTAACCGCTTCCTCCTCGGTGTAGAAGTAATTTTTGGGTAAGACAGTCCCCTCTTCTATTGTACGGGATGTAATTTTTTTATAACCTAAATTGGACGGGGCATAAATCACTATACGATTGCTCATAACCTTAAACCTTCATTTATTAATGCATCATTACATGGATTACAATCTACATAAGATTTTTCACTATGTCAAACACTTTTTTATGAAATTTATATCCCAATATCCTACATAAGTAGAAAATTCTATTTTATCAAAACTTTTCTCTAATACACCAACCTCATCTACGAGTGTGTAATGTACCTCACAAGCTGTTTTTTGTGAGGTTTCATCGTATAATGTATTATTTAAAAACACGTCAACTATTTGCACTTTACCTCTATGAGAGGCAATAAAAATTTGCTTTTCCACTAAAGACATTATTCCACCTTTTAACTCTAAATAATTATTTTTATTAAAACACAAATAAATATAAATGTGAAACTTTCACTATTCTAAAAACTTCTATGTTTATTGCTTTTTGTTCTTTACATTCTTATCTAATAGTGTAAGCTTTCAACCGTTCAAGGCGATAATGCCAATTAATGAAAAGGTGGACAAATGAATAACAATTTTAAAGATATGACAAAAAAAGATGCATTGAAATTTTTAATTGAAAACACTAATTTTATGATAGACGAGGGGGCACGTTGTAATATTCAATTGCTAGATTTTACAAGTAACCCTGTATCTCCTGAAAAATACGCCCTAAAATTTTCTGGTAAAGATATACTACAAAAGACTGTAAAATTTACATATTACAATAGTGTTGGTGCGCAAGGTTATAGCAAGGTAAAAGGGAAACTAATTAAATAATAAGATAATTTCAAAAAGCGCTTGCAATATGTGAGCGCTTTATTTATACTAGCTTCACAAATTGAGAAAAACGGGGCAAGGTAGATAACCCACATTTATATGTAAAGCTTTTGCTTGAACCATCCCTGCCCAATAGAAAATAAATTGGCATACTATTTGCTTTATTAATTTTCATGCCAACATGTCATTTATCTAATAAATACTTCATATAAATCCCATAAATGTATGGTATACCTTATAAAAGAATCGCATAATATATTTTTATACTTATGAAAATTAATTAGCTTTCTAGCGAAAAAAGCGTCTAGCATAATCAGCCTCGTCTCTAGTCCAGAGAAAATCCCCTTTGTGTCAAAATCCTAGCCATCTTTTACTCTAGGCTAGAGTGACTTTAGTGTCGATCCCTAAAAAGAAAAATCCCACTAGCAATTAAGCTAATGGGACTATTAAACGGGTCAAATTTTCAACTGGAATTGTATCTAGCATTTTTCTATAAAGGGTTTATTGAATTGGTTGCCCCTAGGAACAATCTTAGGAGATATACCTGCTCGGTTTCCGTAGAAATACGTATAATAGACAACCCTCTTAATACAAACTTCACCTACTTCATTACTCCAATCGGATATAGCTCTAGCCTCCATCCGTTCCCCTTTCTCATTCAAATAAACTACTTTTTCCTCTACACATCCAGTGAGAAATAGCGCTAGTCCTAATGTTAGTATTAATCGTTTTATATATTCTCATCATTGTAAATAGTAAAAGTGAAAAGTTTCTTCCACCACGGTAGATTATTGTATAAATCTATAGTAGTTACTCTATCCTTTAAAAGGTTCTCTTTTATAGTGAGCTTTTCCTCTAGTTCTTTTATCTTATTACGATAATCCTCAGAAAGAATCCTTTCTAGTTTTGGCTCTACTATAATAAGTTGTTTGCTTATGTAAACGCTGTCTAATGTTCCATCCACAACTTCTGCGAATTGTTTAGCTCTAGCAACTTCCACTTTATTTTCTAAATTCCTGTAGATTTTGTCACCATCAAAGGTTGCCAGTGCCTCGTTATCCATATAGGTGAACTCTTTATGCCACATAATCTCAGGTTCAATGTGTACATTTATAGTGTAAACTTTCGTTATTTCTGGTTCACTTACGTATTCTCTCTTTGGGAAGTTCATTACCTCTCCTAATCGTTCCTGTATGGCTCTGTATAAAGAGATATTACTCTACCCTATACAATCACCTTAGTTAAAATTACAACCTCTTAAAATGGCTCTCAGAGAGTGTTAATATAGAGGTTGTTCCTAAAAGATTCAGTCCTTTATACTCATCAGTCTCCATTGCTTACAAAACTCTTTTGAATGTTCAAAGTTGACAGACATCAGATAAACATTGTCTCTATACAAATCCACAGACAGTTGCCCTGAGTATGTGTTAACCTTAAACCTATCAAATGTACAAGAGGTTTCACTCCCAAAGAAATAATATAATCCTCTATGTTGTGACTTACTTATCCTCATAATGTTTTCTCTTTAATAATGTAGATATAATTAGAATGACAATCCTAGCCAGTTCTAATCCTATAAGAATAAGCCCTAAGCCAGAGATTGTCAGTATACACAATATAGAAAACTGTGTCAATGTGTCTGTGGAGGTGATTACTCTACTACCTTATGCTCAGCTAGATACGACTCTACAGCGTTAACTATACGAATGTCACTTACATCAGCAGAGAACCTACATAAAAACTCATGCTCAGCCTTCGTGATTGTAGGCTTGATGGGTTTGAGTGCTGTATGATGTTTAATGTATTCACCCTCCTCTGTTAAAACAACAATGTAACCGTCAGTGTCAGGCTCCTCTAAAACAATTTTGCACAATTTGCTATGTTTGGTTCTATGAGTCCACTCAGGCTCTCTCTTAGCCTTAGCAGCAACACAAGCTTCGAACTCTTCACGGGTGCATACTTGATTCTTGTTTATGCCAGCTTTGTCATAAAACCAAACGTCATCCACGTAACATAAAGCGTCAAGACTACATGTCCATACATCATCGCAGTAGCCTTCGATGTACTCAACCGCATCCTCAACCGTTTTGCGTTCTGGCTGTGGTAGTGTAGCTATAGTTTTCCATTTCTTAAACTCAGAAACAAACCAATTTTCTCCACACCAAGCCTTACCTTCTTTATCAAACCATCTTAGATGCCCTGCTTGTTTATGTTCACGCAAGTCAACCGCACCCTCTGGCGCATTTTCAAATAACCTATCTAAATCACTCATTCTTCCTCTTCTCCTCATTAACATTCTAAAACAAATACTACCTTAACACACCTCCCTGTGTAAACACTTAATATTTATAAGTTTTCCCTTGGAAAGTCAGTTCTTTAACAGTTTCTAAATTAAGAGTAGCCCTAGGACGTTTCTCATTAGGAACATACACACTAACTAAATTCTGCTTATGCTCTATATTATTATGCATCGTAAATTTACTGTCTTTAGTAACTTCTACTCTAGCCCCTTTGTATTCACGAAGTTCACCTGATTTCTTAATAAACTTGCAGGAGAAAAACTTTCCTTTAGTGAACTGTTTAAATTCTGTATTTGACATACGTGTAATATCAATCATAAGTACTCTCCTGGAAATGTTTCAACAAGGTCATTATGGACAACAATACCACTGTTGTCAACAAAGAAATAATAAGTTTTCTCTTTCTCAAAGTTTTGTTCTCTATCAACAGCATGTTTATTAGACAATTCCATGACAGAGCTTGTGTCTCCGTTAGCTTTGTGTACAATTGTTTCTGCAATATTCATTATCCACTCTCTCCTCTGTTTAGATAAGGTAAGTATTGCAAAAGAATAACCCCCTGTCAAACATTATTTTCAATTATTTTATAATTAATTTAAAGCTCCTGTAAGCCATTCTAAGAGGACTTAATTCTAAGGTATACAATCATACCACTATATACAAGAAAACCCCTCAGAACGTGTCTGAGAGGCTCTAATAGGAATTCTAATTTTAGAATAACAATCCTCGTGAGTTTGTCAAATAGATGATAACAATTGTGTAGAGGATTAGAGAGGATATAAGCACAAGAATGAACCCTGTGTACCACCCCTTTCTATACCCTCTCCAGAAGTTAGCCCTCATCTACCTCTATACCTACACTAGTAGTCCAAGCTTCGTATTCACTGTCCACCATGTAGTACCTAAGTAGGCATCGTATAGCATTGGCTAATCCTATAGAGTAATACTCCTTAGAGGCTTTAACATCCTCATAGTCATCCTTTAAACAGGCAATAACAATAGCGTCACAGGCTTCAAAAGGGAGTTTCACCTCTCTCATTGTAGACCCTCCAATGCTTTCTGAGCTTCAGAGATAATCTTCTCTAGTTCTTTGATACGCTTTTGTTCAGGGGTTTCTTCTATACGTTCCCACAGAACTTCGTCCATGTATGATACTTTGATGATTTCATAATAAGGTAAATCTTTGTGAGAGAGGTCTTCTTTTAGACGTTCTAAGCCGATGATACATCTTTTTGTAGAAAGATTTGCAAAGTCTTCCTTACTTGTGGAGTAAACCATCTTATTAAATATCAATCCACTGTCACCTCTTCTAAAATTAACAACCATTCCATCTTTTAAATCATCCTTTGTAAAGGACTTACTATTAGAAGATTCTTCCTTTTCAACGTCTGCTCCTCTCTTATCTAAATAATCACGGAATTGCTCTGTGATGTCATTACCCTCCCACTTTTCTAAGAATTGAGTATTCCAAAAAACAGCATGACCCGACTCATCTACTCCATATTCAAGCCAGTTCCCAACATAATAACTATTCACTTCATCTGTTAATTTATAACCTTGACTACGTATTAGTTCTTCTAACAAAGTCAACTCCCATAAACTAAAAGCCTCTGTACGTACATAATCTAGTCTGTTAATTTTCATAATTGTCTCTCCTGTGTGATTATTCATAAATATATTCGTGATTAATAATTGTAACATTGTTCAATGTGATTGATTATTGAATATGTGTATTCTAGGAAGGAATGTTATCTGTGTCAAGAACTTTTTTAGGTTTATAGTAAATAAATTCGTATTTATGATAAAGGTGTACACTATCCTCATACCAAGGGTGGAAAATTCTCATAGTTTTATTTGCTAAGTCCAACCTACCTTCCCATGTTCCATTAATGACACTGAATACTATGTATTGACCTTTAATACTTACAATATCGCAGTACAGGTCGGGTTTTCCCCAAGGGCAATTACTGTACCAGATATACATACCAGTAGCACCTCTAGGATCACATTCATAAGAAGAAAATAAATCTAGTTGTTCACTCATTCTGAATACCTCTCTAGTCCTATCATACAAATACAATCATCTTTGTAATACATTTGAAGGTTACGCTTGAAATTATTAGGCCATGTACCAGAATGCTCTATTCTAGTGAACATAGTTTGTTGTGTAGAGTTCCATGTATGGAGGGTCATCATGTTATTAAACCAAACTATCGAATACTCTGAGTCATCTACACAGAATCTCAAATCCCTAACGAGGTTTAGGTCTTCGTCAAGTCGTCCAAATTCATCTTCATTAAGAACTTCCACACCTGCGGATTTCAATACACTTACTAATTCTTCACATTTCATAATTTCCCCTCATACCAGTCATCACTCTTTCTAGTGTCTTTACAGTAAACTATAGGCACTACCATATTGTCAAACTCTATTGCAGCTTTACACGCATTTTCTAGCTTACTGAAGTAATATAAACATCCACACTGTTCAAATTCATTAGATACGATAGTCGATGAGTTTATGGTGTCTTCTCTTCTACGTAACCTATCCGATACTCTATACATGTTTTGCATAATTTTATTCCTCTCTTTTATTGGTTTAATAATAATAGTCCACTACTCTAGCTATGTCAACAACTATTTTAAATTAGATAATAAAAAACACCCTTACCACTATCTCAGGCAAGGGTGTAACTTCTAAGAGGTCTTTAACTCTTCTAATTCATTTTGTAATTCAGTAATAGTACTCTCTATCTCTAGGATTCTATCTTGGTTAGGGTTATCTGGTTTGATACGCCAGTTTAAGTTTGGGTCGAAGGTGGGAAAATTACTGTTATACCACACGTCGTTTATACTATTATGATGCTGCACCTCATACCCATCTGCCCAAGCTTTTATTACATCAGCATATTTGTGTGGGGTAGGAGTAGAGATACATAACTCTAAATGATCAGAGTGAATATAAGTACTTGTTTCTTTAATCCATACTGCTGCCATACCATCAAGATACGTGCTACTATCTACAGTAACAACGTATTGTCCATTACTAAAAGCATACCCATCTTTTTTCTTAACCTTATCACCCTCTTTGAAAGGATACTCATCAATAGGTTCTTCAGAGGAAATCTGCACTAGTTCTAAAGATTGGGGGTCAATCTTTGTAGCTGTTTCTTTCAGCCAAACTATAGGTTCAACCCTATCTACAGTCGCTACAAGTTCCTTATTACTAAAGTTTGTCCCATCTTTCTTCCTAACCCTATCCCCTTTCTTAAATGTGGGAATTTCCTCATTAGAGATACGTTCCCAAGGTCCAGGACTAAGGGATTCTGTGTCTATCTGTTCGCCTAACTCCCAATGCAAGAGATATTCTACTTTTGTACAAGTAGCAACACCGTCTACCACTTCAATCTGTAATTCTACGTCAGAAGAAGTCTTACAATCATCTTTCACTCTATATTTACCGTTTTCCATAATGTTTCTCCTCTTTGTTAATGTTGTCTTAGTTTATGTGTAGTGTGATTGTGTGTCAAGGAGTATTTTACACTAATGTAAAAAGTTTTTCTATAGACTGCTTATTTCCACCAGATTTACCATTAGCAGATAGAGAACTCTTTACTTGTTTCTCCCACACACAAGTAAAATCATCTGGAGCATTGTATTCACTGATAAATACTTCATGCCCTTCTTGGCGTTTATCTCTGCACCATTGCCAGAACTTTTCATAGTCAAATTTATCTTTATATCCTGTTGTATTAGCGTAAGGGGGATCACAGTAAATAAGACTAGCTTTTGGTAAAATTAAGTTATAATAGTCATCAGATAGGAAAGTTATTCCTTTGAGAGATTCTGCTTGTTTAAGCACATTATTTAATGCCTCTTTTTGGTAATCCCTCTTGCCTTGTTTTGTTTGAACCTCACCTGCATACCCTCCAAACCATTTACCAGAGTAAGAACAATTAATCCCTACCCATCCTACTACCTCTTTTGGGTATACGTCATGGTTATTTTTAATGTCTTGATAACCTGTCTTAGTTATTAACTCTGGAATCCACCCCTCTGCCAATCTAGATAACATAGTAACTACATACTGATTTAGGTCATTCGCAATACGCTTACCGCCTACCTTATCAATCATATTAGCTCCACCAACAAACGGCTCAACATACCACTGGTCAGGTTTTCTATTATCCAATATAATAGGTAGGATTTCTTTAGCTATTCGATTCTTACTTCCCATATATTTCATAACAAACTCCTTATCTAGTTTTGTTTCTAAAGTCTAAGCAATCCGACTGATGTACGTGCTTACTAAAGTCTATATCACTCTCTTTAATTAACCACAAGTAACCTTGATCATTGTTTATTACCCAATACCAACCATCATCTAATAATACTTGTTCATTCATAATTCTGTACCTCGTCCTAAATAAGTGAGGTAAGTATAGATAGATTAAAGTACAGAGTCAAGAGGTATTTACTATTAATTACTATTTATTTCTCACAGTCTAGTAATTAGTAGATTGTTCTCTTATAAAGATTGTATTCTAACAACGTAGTTGTTAAAGGTACTCTTTAAAGATTGTCTCTTTAAAAGATTGTATCTTTATAGATTATCTTCTTAGATTCAAAGTTTTAAAGACGCAACTACCCTACCCCATAACCTAACTAAATAGGAAACACTTGCCAGTGTTTTACGGGGACAGGGCGTTGAAAGTTTTATCTTTAAAACCAGAATCTAAAAAGAAACACCTTAGTGATTATCTTCTTGAGTTCAAGAGTTTTTGAAGTTTCCATCTCTTATTTGTATAAGAGCCTTGTTACGAACAACCTAAGTATCATCGGTTGAACAGGGGTTAATCTTCATCAGCTAATACAAACTGACAGACTATCGCACCTAACCCCGTAAAGTGTACCATGTAATACGATGACTACATGGTAGTGACCTTACCTTCCCTAGTGCTAGTGGCTCACGTTGTCTAACCACGATAAGACATATATGGACAGGTATACCCACATATATGAATTTACTACTTGTTCTTACATTAAAACATATAGATTACTTGTTGTCAACCTCTAATCTAAAAATAATATCATCTACTCTTAACCCAATACAATCCGCAAGGATTAATATACGGTCTATAGTAGTGATTGTTTTCTTATTCAAAACTCTACTAAGATAAGCTTCGTTTATATCGTTGTCTTTAGCGATACGATAAGCTGTTATACCTTGTTCTTTCATAGTCTCCACTACCTTATCAATTAGTGAAAATTTTAAATTCTCTAAGTAATTATCCATTAGATTTTATCCTCTGTATATATTATACCACAACTTATTTATAAGTCAAGCATTATTTTTCTACTTTACTTATAAAGTAACTATTCTTTATCACACACTACCACAGCCCCATCATCAATAACAAAGTCATAGAACTTCGACAGGAACAAGATAACGTGGAATAACTCTAAACTACATTCATACTCTGTGTCAAGGAATTGTTTTAAGATTGTTCCTTGAGAAGATGTATTATCTACAACTTGAATTATTTTCATTTTATTTGAATTTCCTTGTTGACATCATCTTAATGTCTGTATATAGTATATCACAAGTTATCGAAAAGGGAAGCCATGTAGACGTGTGGACTTCCGTAATAAATAAAATTAGGAGAAACAATTATGTATTTAGTCAGTACGTGTCAGTATTATGATGGTTGTATTGGTAGAGTGACGGAGAGCGTAGAGGACTTTGTAGCTATATTTAATGAGGACGACCCAGAATTCCTAGAGGAGTTAGGTTTATTTGGTTGTAGGGCTTTTACCTTATCAAGACATGAGTATAAAGAAAAAAGCAATGGAAATATTGAAGTTACTTTGAAGTATATTGACCCTCTAGGGGATCTTGAGTATACTACAGTCTTTCTACTTAAAGTTAGTGTACTTATGTAGCCACAGAACGTCCTGTAAGCCTCTCTAGCAAGAGATCTACCCTTTAGGTACACAATGGTATTGGTAAGAATTAAGTCCTCTTAGAATTGATTACAGAGAGGATTTTAAATAGGAGAATAATTATGAGCAATAAGTATGGAATATTCCACAGTTTTGAATTAGAGGAAGACAACGCAATCATAAACACACACCTATACTTAGGTGACGGTGATATGAAGATGTTCCCTGCAAGACATGAGAGTTTTAAAGGTCTTTTGTTTTCCTATTGTAATGAGGGTGTAGATAAAAAGACACTAACTTTCGAGGAAGCTTTTGAGGATAACCACGTTACCTTGTTATTTGATAATAAAAAGTCTTTAAGCAATACTATAAAAATGCTACAGGTGTTGCATGATCAATGGGAAGGAGAATAAACTATGCCACTTGTTTACAGATTGGAATCCAAAACAGGGGATATAATAAAAGGAAATAATGGTGCATATAGAGGCGCCTATTTAGAGGAACAAGGTACTTACATAGCTAATATCCTGATTAGGAAAGAGGGGTACTTAGCAGACAAACACCCCTCCCCATGGCGTGACCCTGTTCTTTCTCCTTACTGCATCTCTAATGAAATTACTAAGTACCGTTTCTGTTTTAGTTCTTTAGACCAACTCATAAACTGGTTCTATATAGACGAAGAAGCTGTAAGATACGTAAGAGAATTAGACGTAGCTAAGATTTCAGTATATGAAGTCCCACAGGATTTTCTTGTAGAGAGTAGTTTACAATCTATGGCACTTGTTGATAAGATGGTTTTAGTTAATACACTAGAAATTTAAATAGGAGAATAATTATGAATTGCTCTATAGCAGAATCTATTATAAATAAATATCCTGATAATATAGAAAGCCTCATAAAAGAATGTGAGAAGTGTTGTATGTATGATATGGATGGTAATGCTGAAGATAATTCAGAAAGTTTGTGGTATTTTGTAGATTTATCTGGTATAGAGGTAAAACTTAATGAAGACCATATCTTAATAACAACATTTTAGGAGAGTAATTATGGTAAATCTTAACTTTACTTCTTGCAAAAGCTGCGGAAGTGTATTAGACTTAGATGTAATAACTAGTAAGGTTGATGTAGAAGACTACTTTAGAGAGAGTCCTTATGGCGGAGAGGAAATGATCAGTGAGACTACATACTATGATAAGTATGACACCCAAGAGTTTCACCCTCTATACCCTTGCCCTTGTTGTGGTGATAAAATTGTTATTAAGAATTTAACTTTATAGGAGATAGGATTATGGGGATGTACACAGAGATTTATGTAAATGTAGATTTAAAAAAGGACTTACCTAAAGAGGTTCTAGGTACACTTTTCGCTATGTGTGGAGAGGAACAATATTCTCATTACCTACTAGGGAGACCTCGTAGGTGGAGATTTCTTTTTGGGAATGGGAGTTATTACACTCCTAGTACTTGTGTAGGTAATCTCACTTATGACAGTATCTCTGATCAGTATTCTTTGTTAGGTAAGGGTGACATAAAGAATTATCAAGGAGAGATAGAGGAGTTCTTTGAGTGGATCATGCCTTACATAGATACTTGTGAGGACGAATTTATAGGGTATAGCAGGTATGAAGAGACTGACGTACCTGAATTATATTTTAAGGCAGGATAGTAATTATGATTTACATTGCATTAGTCTTGGCGTTATGGTTGTTGTTTATTGGAAGTATCATAGAGACACCTAACACTAGGTCAAAATTAATTCTTCAAATCCCTTGCTATGTGTTTTCTTTCATAGTAGGGTTATGGTTCTGCAAACAAGTTGGTATTATTTAGGAGATAGTTTATGAATCTATTCATTACAAGCGTGTGCCCTGTTGAAGCTGCTAAACATCACTGTGACGTGCATTTACGGAAGATGATTGTGGAGCTGATGCAAATGCTTTCTACAGCGCATTATGAGTTAGACGGGCATATTGTAGGGTACAAACCTACACATAAGAATCACCCTTGTAGTGTATGGATTCGTAAGAGTTCTGACAATTACCAATGGGCACTAGACCACTTATCAGCTTTATGTGAGGAATACACTTACAGAACAGGTAAAGTGCATAAAACACAATCAGTACTTGACAAAGTGAGATTAATGCCTGATAATATATGTAATCTTGGTCTAACAGTGTTCCCTATGGCAATGCCAGAGAAGTTTAAAGTTTTAGGGATATTCGACCAAACTAGGGCCTATAAGAGATACTTAAACGAAAAGTTTAAAGAATGGCTTGACAGAGAGAAACCTATTAAGGTAGAGTGGACTAACAGGGTTAAGCCTGATTGGGTAGAGGTTTGCCCTTTCTCGGCATTCCCATTGCAAGATTGATATTAATTTAATTAAGGAGAAAACTAATGACTAATTTTCAACAAGAGATGTTATATGATTCACGTAAGAAGAATGTATTTATTGCCTATTTGTTAGGGGGTCTATTCGGAGGCTTAGGTGCTCACAGATTTTACCTAGAGGACAATGTAGTGGGGCTTGTATATGTGGTGTTGTTTTTCTTTGGTATGTTTGTATCTGCTTTATACTTTATCTCGTTTATTTTGTGTCTTGTAGACTTGTTCTATACATACTACCTTTGTAAAGAGTACAATATCAAAGTTAGACGTAGTATAGAATCTATGGAGGAGTAAAGTATGAAAGAAATTAATTGTTTACAAGATTTGACAGGATTAACTATTACTAAAGTAACAGGCTTGGAAGTAGACAGTGACCTTGTTAAATTTGAGTTCGATGACGGTAATGTTATTATCATGCACCATGAACAGGATTGCTGTGAACATGTTTACTTATATGATATTTGTGGAGATAAAGCAGACCTAGAAGGTGGGACTGTTTTATCTTTCACAGAGAGTACTAACACAGATGATCCTACAGGGATAGATTATCCAGATTCTTTTACTTGGACATTCTACAATATAGCTACTAGCAAGGGATATGTTAATATGAGGTGGTTAGGAGAGTCTAATGGTTGCTACTCAGAAAAGGTGGATATAGAAAACCCCAACAAAGATGAAGATTATTGTTGGCGTAGGATGATAAATTAGAGGATACGGAGGCGTAATCTATGAAAAAAGACATACTACCTAACAAGGTTTACCATCAAATTAATTTTTACATCGCTATAGCTTGTTTCTTTGGAATGTTCTATGCTGTAGACGCAACGTTAGTAGGTATCCTCTTTGTAGCATTCCTTGCTAATATAGTGTCTTCACAGGGTATGGCTAATAGAGATAACTTGGAATATCTTAATAAGAAGATTGAGGGGAGTAAAGAATGACTAAACAAGAGTTAGAATACAAAATCGTCTCTGTAAAGCGTTCTATCGATGTTAAATCTAAAGAGGTAGTATCGGACAAGAAATACTTAAAGTCTCTTGAGAAGCAGTTACAGGAGCTTATACGAGGTGATCAAAGGGATATGTTTGGAGAAGAGGATTGGGGAGATTTAGGGGTTAGAGAGGAAGACGGTGGATTTGGTAATCCTAAAAAGTTAAGTGAGACATTAAGCGATATAGAAACTTCTATGGAGCATAACCTAAGAGTGAATGAGATTGATGTGATGTATGAATTAGGGGGATAGTGTGTGAAGAAGATTACAAAGAATAAACAAGAGGGTAAATCATCGGGAGACCGTATATCACAACACTTCCCTTGTATATCTGATGAGATTATTGAGGATTATCCATCCTTAAAATGTTGTGGTAGTTCTGACGCTATGTCTGTGTACCAACACGATACAGACGAAGGTACATACTATGACGCTTATTGTTGGTCTTGCAACCAAGTTTATGACAATGATATGTTGAGTAAAAGCTCTATAGCAAATGACTTAAGTCTAGATGATAACGGTAAAGTGTCTAAGAATATTAAACTATCTAAGACATCTAAAGCCGAACCTTTATCTATAGACGAAGTTAAAAATTTAATTAGGTCTATAGGCTACAAAGGTAAAGGGTACAGAGGAATTAAGGATGAGTTTGTAAAATTCTATGGGTGTCTTACAAAACTTGACAGTAATGGAGAGGTCGAAGCACGTTATTACCCAGAGACGGAAAACGGTAAAATTACGGGCTACACTATAAGAAAACACCCTAAGAATTTTAAACAACCTAGACTAGGTAAGACAGGTATGTCTAGCGACTTATACGGACAAGTTCGATGGAAAAAAGGTCACGGAAAGTACGTAATGGTCTGTGGTGGGCAAGAGGACTGCCATGCTGCTTTAGAGATGTTTACAGAATACAACAGGTCACGAGGTCAAACTGAGTACGACCAATTCCCTATAGTTTCTCCTACCACGGGGGAGGGAAGTGCTTATAAACAACTATCAGCACAATACGATTGGTTAGATACCTATGACAACATATACCTTGCCCTAGACTCTGATAAAGCTGGCAAGGAGGCAATAGAACGATGCTTAGACGTATTACCAGCAGAGAAAGTACATATTGTAACGTGGTCGGGTAAAGACCCTAATGATATGCTACAGAAAGGGAAACATAAACAATTTATACGTAATTTCTACAATGCTAAACCTTGTGTATCAAGTGGTATTAAAGGTTCTAATGAAATTATAGAGGAACTTCCTGATTTTCTTAATACACCTAAACTGACGTTACCTCCTTTCATGCATCGTCTGCAAGAAAATATGAGAGGTGGCATTGGTTTTGGGAGGATTGTTAATATTATAGCCGATAGTTCTGTTGGCAAGTGCTTGGGCAAGGATACTCCAGTACTAATGGCAGACAATACTATTAAAAAAGTACAAGATATTAAAAAAGGTGATCAGGTCATGGGCGACGACGGAAGCCCTCGTAATATATTATCTGTATGCCAAGGTTTTGAAAATTTATATAAAATAAAACAACAAAGAGGGATGGACTATGTTGTCAACGAGAGTCATATTTTATCGTTAAAACCTTTTATCACTAAGTTTGGTTTTAACAAAAATCAAACTGTTGATATTAATATTAAGGATTACTTAGAACTAAGTAAAACTAAAAAGGATTCCCTTAAAGGATACATAGCAGATATGACGGAATTAGGTAAAGGAAATAAGGTAGAACACCCTTATATGGTGGGTTTGTGGTTAGCAGAGGGACATTCCGCTACATCTAGGTTCACTTTTTCTAATAAAGATAGGGAACTTAAAAAGTGGTTGTACGATTGGTGTAGTTATAATAATTATGAAATAACTATATCCCCCTCAGCGTTAAGAGAAACCTGCACTACCTATAGCGTAAAAGGGGGTTTAAAAGTTTGGTTAAAGAATAAAAACTTAATAAATAATAAACATATACCACAAGAGTATATGGTAGCTTGTTACGAAGACCGAGTAGCGTTGCTAAGTGGTTTATTAGACGGAGACGGCTATTTACACAACGGTGTTTCCTATGAACTAACTCTAAAAAATAACCAACTGGCGGAGGATGCGTTAAAGTTAGCAAGGAGTTTAGGTTTTAGGGTAACGGCTAATGTGGTAGAAAAAAATTGTCAAAATGACTTCAAAGGCGAGTACTTGCGAATGTTTTTGTCTGGAGATATGTCTAAACTTAATTTGAAGGTAGGACGAAAAATCGCTAAAGATAGGACAAGTGGAAGAGACCCTATAAGAACATCCATTGAGGTAGAAAGCTTAGGAAAGGGGCAATATTACGGTTTTCAGATCGATGGTAATAAAAGATTTTGTTTAGGTGACGGCACAGTTACTCATAATACGACTCTTGTAAATTCTATGGTATATCATTGGATCATGGACTGTCTTGATATTGCTAAGACGGGGGTAGTTTCCTTAGAGTCAACTTCCGCAGAGTATGCACTTGATATGTTATCTATGCACTTAGGTATTAACTTACAAGCTATACCTGAAGGGGGGGAAGTACTTCAATTACTCGATAGCCCTGAAATTAAGGACAAGTATGAAGACTTATTTAGTACAGAGTATGGTGTACCTCGTTTTAACATTGTAGATGAACGTGAGGGTAAAATCACTGTAGTAGAGAAGCAGATAGAGCAAATGGTTAAACAGCATGGATGTAAGGTTATAGTAATTGATGTATTAAGCGATTTACTACGCTCCCTTGATAACTCTGACCAAGAGAAGCATATGATGTGGCAGAAGTTAATGGTAAAAAGAGGTATCATTATTGTTAATGTACTTCACACAAGGAAACCTCCTGCTGACGGACAAGGAAAGCAAAGAAAAGCTACAGAGTATGATGCGATAGGTTCTAGTAGTTTTGTACAATCTGCTCATATAAATATTGTCTTTAATAGGGATAAGATGGCAGAAGACCCAGTAGAGCGTAATACCACTATAGTTGATATGCCTAAATGCAGGGGGGGTGTCACAGGACACGCTACAGACCTTTATTATGACTTTAAAACTAGAGAGCTACATGACCTGATAGATTACTTTGAAGGAGACCCTACTAGTAAAAAAGAAACTAGTAGTAAAAAGAAACTGACTAAACCTAAAAAACCTGCTAACATAGACGAAGATAAACCTCCATTTGAACCTGATAATGTGGAGGAGGACATTAACCCTTTTGAAGGAGAAGAATAAATGGAGTATAAAAATAGACTACTTGCCTCAGATATTGAGGCAGTGGGCTTCTATGACAAAGTTCATACTAAGAAAGATATACATTGTCTTTGTTCTATTGATATAGAGACAGAGGAGGTATTACTGTTTCACGATCACCCTGAGTTTGATAATGTAGAAGTAGTAGACCCTTATGACCATAAAACTTATACAATACCCGCTAGAGTAGGTACATTGGATGAGGGAATTAAGTTCTGGGAGAAAGCAGTTGCTAATGGTAGTAAACTAATTATCCATAATACGTATGGTTACGATAAACACGTAATTGATAAGATATGGAAAGATAACACTATCAAACGTAAGGACTACCACGACACGTTTGTACAGTCTAAAGTGCAATGGTTTGAACGTCCTACCCCTAAAGGTGCTAAAAGCCCGCATGGTCTTAAAGCTTACGGTATTAAGTGCGGTGTTAATAAGCCTGAGATTACAGACTGGACTACAATAGACGCTTTCAAGATGCACAGGGTTGTAGAGGATTGTAAAATACAAGCTAGTTGTTATCTAATGCTAGATAAAGAGGCTTCTCTTTTAAAGGAACGTTACGGTGTAGATTTCTCTGTAGCATTAGATATTGAGGGGCAGTATGCTATTGAGTGCTTCCGTCAAGAACAGAACGGGGTTAAGATTGACATTGAACATGCTAGGCGTTGTATAAAAGACTTAGATGAAAAATTAGAGGTACTACGTAAAGAAATCGAACCTCAATTACCACCTACTATTAAAGGTTCTACTCCTAAAGTAAGTCGAAGAGAAATGTCTGAGTTGTTCGGTTTTGACTCTAGTAGGGTTAGAGAGAAGTGGATTAAGAAGAAGAAAGATGGGGAGGTTGTAGATGTCATCGAGAAACCTTTTCATAAACCCACTGTTAAATATTATAACACTGAGAAACATAAAGCATGGAAAGCTGAACATCCTACTCTAGGCAGAGTACCTTCTTTTGACACTAAGAAAGAGGTCACTGACGTTATTAAACGTAAGCATGGTCACACTAAAGGATGGAATATATATAAAGAAGAATGGGAGACGAAAGTATTAAATCAGAATACATGCAACCATTTTGATTTAGAACCAGAAGACACTGATATAGTTTGCGGAGCTTTCACAAGGATTAGCATTGAACCTTCTAAACTGACACAGCATGAAGTTGTAAAAGGGTTTCTAATTAAACTTGGGTGGAAAGAAGCGGAGGAGTGGAATCTAAAAACTGATGTAAATGATAATTACATTAAAGTAGAAGAGAATACAGAGGTGAGATGGCCTCGTAAAGCTCATTACGATAACCAGTTGGTTAAGGTTGTTAAGAAAGGAGAGTATCTCGTATCAAGTCCTAAGTTAACGGATGACGATTATGAGCAATTACCAGAAGGGTTAGGTAAGAAGATAGCTGAGTATAATACATACAAACATAGACGTAACTTCTTAGAGAACTTTAAAGACCCTGAGAACAAAGGTATCCTAAGTTATGTAAGGGAAGATGGTAGGATTCCTGCTGGAGTGAATAACTTTGCTACGAGGAGTGGTAGAGGGGCACAACGTATTGTAGTTAATGTACCTTCAGAGTCCGCACTTTATGGAAAAGAGATAAGAGAGTGTTTTATAGCGGAAGAGGGTAAAACGCTTGTAGGTATTGATATGAAGTCGGCTCAGTTATCAATCGCTGCATATTACGCTAATAACGAAGCTTACTATTACAATGTAGCAGCAGGTATAGCAGAGGATGAGGAAAAAGGATTATATGTAGGAGAGTCTGCACACTGCGTTAACGCTAGGATGTTTGGACTAACCTCGGAGGATGATTGGAAGTTAGCAGTTAAAACTCAAAAGAAACCTCTTATAAAATCTATTATGCTTGCCCGTAAGAAAAGCAAAGGTGCCAGTTTTGGAGTGATATTTGGTTGTTCAGGGTCTAAACTTGCTAAGATGGTGGGTGTACCAGAGAACCAAGGTAATAAGATGAAAAATCAGTTCTTAGAACAAATGGGTTTGGATACAGTAATAGATGTTCTGAAATACTACGAGCAAACTTATAAGTATGGAGGGGGTTTCATGTTACCCCTTGCGTTTGGTTATTGGCTATGGAATAATAGTAGTCATAAGAGTTTTAATACTATCGACCAAGGGTTTGAAGCATTAGCTCAGAAATTAGCAACGGTTAAACTTTATAAAGACTTGAAAAAAAGAGGAATAGAGAAGGAAGTTAAGGTAGTGGGCAGTTTTCACGATGAGCTACTTTTAGAGGTCACTAATGGGTACGAGGACACCGCAGGGACTCTGGCGGGGGATGCTTACACATGGTCAGCGGATCAAATATATAAGTATCATCTTAAGAACCCTAAACACTTCCCTAATGAGGAACCCCCTAAGTTTGTTATAGATTTGAATGGCGGATTTAAAAAAGGAGATAATTACTATGTAGTGCATTGATCAAGCAAAAGAAGAGTGGAAAGACGTAGAAGGTTTTGAATACATCTATCAAGTAAGCAGTCTTGGCAGAGTGTACTCCTAAAGAAAATATACGACATGGAGTTGAGGGAGGTAGAGTTAATAGTACTAGGACAGGTAAAAATGAAGTTGTTCACAGAACAGGATGCTGCTAACATTGCAATCTTAGAATACAAAGGTTATAGTATTAACAAGATAGCAGAGCAAATAGGGAGAAGCCGTACCTCTATATCAAGCTTTATAAATGGGGGAGGTAATAAGAAGATGACGGAGTTCTACGAGCTAGTTAAGGAAGAACTTATAGACTTGTAAGGACTAACACTAAATTAATTTAAAATAACCATTGCATATTATTTCAGTTCAGTTATAATATGCTTATAAATTAGAGAAAAGGAGAAGTAAACATGTTTAACAAAGTAATTCATTTATTACAATCACTAGGGCAAGATAGCCCTAAAGTGGTGCAAGAGTCTGTAAAGAAGATTGCTGAGAATAATTTTCTTTATGACATTACTAATGGTCGTCCAGCAGGTTACAGCCGTGAGAAGGTGATGGATGGTCATAAGATTATTGGTGATTTTGTAAGTCGAGGTATTCAAATTCAGAAACGTAAGATGGAGGGACAATAATGGCATACTACTCTTATAAAGATGTTCTTTACAACATCCCTCAACACATTATAGAAAAGTATGAGGCGGACGAAGATATTGAATATGAAGGAGAAGCTAACTACAATGGAGACGGGTGGAGTGTAACAGCTTTGTACATTGAATATTTAGAGAACAGAATTAAACAACTAGATGGGAGTAAATAAATGTCAGAAACTATTAACGTAGACCCTACACAATATTACAATATCGTATTGCAAGGCAATATTGCAGGATTTCCTGTACAACAGTCCTTGAACAATGCTACAACGGTAGTACCTTGTAAAGTAACAAACACTCTTAAGGTTGTTATTGAAGGTACAACTATGTATCTTACGCCTCAACCAAATGAGAATGTTCAAGTATATAAACAAAACGGTAAAATCACAGAAGGAGAAACTAAGTAATGAGTAAATTTAAGAAAAAGGCTAAAGTAAACACTGGTGGTGGTTCTTCTATCTCTAATGAGCAATGGAAAGAGTGGAATGACTATGTGTATGATCGTATTATGGATGGTACTGAGGACGGAGATGAGCCTACCCAACCTTGCTTCATTTCTGGGATTGTAGATACTGGCTTGCAATCCCCCCAAGAGGCAGAACGTGAGTACGATTGGGAGAACACTGAGCAACAGAATAAACTTATTAAGGTAGGTGTTGGTCGTGTCGAGGGTGACAAGTTCTACGTTAAGAACAGTGATAACGATACAGTAGTTATGACGGTAGACTTCCCCTCTATTCTTATTGACTATTCTAAGCACCCTGCCTCAGATTCAGATGAAGAGGACTTTAAACCTTATCGTGAACTATTAGCAGGAGACTGGGAAGGAGCAGCGTCCCCTATCGCACTTAACCCTAGCAAGGATGGTTACAATCCTAAATCACGTATCGCTACCTTGTGTAAAGTGACAGGTGTTAAGAAGGGCAAAGTTCCAGAGGACTTCGATTTAGGGGAACTCCTTGGCGCAGAGTTTATGATGAGCATTGAAGCTACTTGGTCAGATGATGAGAAGTTTATGAATGTTAAAATCTCTAGCCCTGCTAATAAGCCTAAAGCAATTCCTATGCCAGAGCATAACATTGAGCCATTTGCTGTAATGATGGACGGTGACAATGATGAGGAAGACCTCAAGCAGGTTAATAGTAAGACCCTAAAACGTCTTCAGTTAGCTAAGGAATGGGATGACTCTGGTTTGAAGAAGGAGCTTGAGAAGGCAGGTCGTCTAGGAGGTAGTTCTAGTGATGACTCTGAGGAGGATAAACCTAAAAAGACTGCCACTAAACCAAAACGTCCTTCTAAGGTAGAACAAGAACCTGATGAAGATCCAGAGGATGATGTAAATCCATTTGATTTAGGTGATGAGTAATAACGTCATATAACGAAACGTAAGCCATTCTGAGAGGACTTCTCACTAAAGTAAGGGCATTGTATACCTTTACAGAGAAGTCTTCTTAGGGGGCTTTGAAGGAGTGATTATGGGATATTATACACAACATGACATATCTAATAATAGTGAAGAAGTACAACAAGCTTTAAAAGAAGTAAGTGGGTATGAGTATATCCAAGAAGAAGATATTAAATGGTATAGGTCTGATGAGGATTGCAAAACAGTTAGCCTTATGTTTCCAGACCAATTAATCTCTGTTAGTGGGGTAGGAGAAGAACAACCCGATATATGGATTATTTATGCCAAGAACGGGAAATTGTATAGAGAAGCTCCTGATTTAACTTTCCCAGAATTCGATGAAACAAAACTTAAATAAGGAGAAATAAATGTTACCAAAGCAACCAGAACTACGAGAGAAACTATTAAAGCTTGTACAAGAGTCTGTACAATTTACACGCGAAATCGAGACTCTCCGAGAGGATATTAAGAATAATGCAGAAATTGCGGTAGAGGAATACCCTGTTACAAAGAAAGAATATAACGCCTTGGTTAAAGCTGCATTAGATAAAGCTAAGTTGGAAGACCAAGTAGAGGAGATTTCTACTACATTAAGCCATTACGAAATTCTTACAGGTGACAGGGAATACCCTGAACAAGAAGAACAATTAGGGGAATAGCCTAAAGAGGGAGGGTCTTTCCTTCCCTCTACTTTTGTATCTAACGTAGTGTACTTATATAAGAACATTAAGTGGTAATATAAGGGTAATGTACTAATATAGGTACATAACAAGAGGAGAACACTATTGAAGAAATTCACTAAGAAAGGAAAGGTTACAGAGGACTCCTTAAAAGATGTTATTCCTTGGGAGGTTGACCCTGATGTGACTTTGGTTATTGATATGGATGAGCAAGTGTTTAGGACAGCAGCAGCTTGTGAGGAACGTCTTGTACAGTTTACTAACACAGCCAATGACGCTAAAGTTCTTGCCAAGAATCGTACAGAGTTTAAGAAGTTTACAGAAGGGTTAGATATACCAGAGGACTTCTTCGCTGTGGAGGATATACAGAAACCTGAGAAAGTTAGTTATGCAATCTCCACTCTTAAACGTAGGCTTAATAACATTTGTAAAAAGTGTAAGTGTCACCCTGACAACATGGAGTTGTACATTGATGGTGAGGGCAACTTTAGGGATGAACTGCCTCTGGCTAAAAGATATAAAGGTAACAGAGATAAAAGTATTATACCTGTCCTAAGAGAAGAACTTAAACAGTATGCAATCGACTATCTAGGTGCAGAAGTTGTTACAGGATTTGAGTGTGATGACCGTGTAGTGATTCGAGTAACTGAGGGTGCTAAGGAAGGTAAGAAAGTCATTGGTTCGAGCGCTGACAAGGACTCCTTACAAGCAGAAGGTTGGTGGTTTAACTATGAGAAATGGGAAGCACCTAGATTGGTGAAAGGGTTTGGTGATTTGTGGATTGACAATACTCTAAAGAATCCTGATGTCAAAGGAGATGGTTGGAAATTCCTTTACTATCAGATTGTATGCGCAGATGGAGCTGACAACTATTGTAGTCGTGACACTTATACTAGGGTTCTCATAGATGATAAGATTGAAGAGAAACGCAAGAAACCTAAGTGGGGTAGTAAGACGGCTAAGAATGCTCTAGACAAATGCTCTAACCATAAGCAATGCCTAGAACTTATTGTTAAGAAATACAAAGAGTGGTATGGTGAAGAACCTTTCGAGTATTTAGATTGGCAAGATAATAAGCATACAGCAACTTGGTTAGATGTACTTGACATGCAATTTCAGCTTGCTTACATGAAACGTAAGGAAGACGATAAGACTTGTATTAAGAAGATTCTTAAAAAGATGGGGATGTTGGATGAGTAACTATACAAAAAGAGAAGTACCTGATTACATTAAAAAGGATTTCTCTACTGAGTTCTCCCCTTGTCCTCGTTGTGGTAGTGAATATGTAAGTTGGACTAATTCAAGAGACTTAGACGTACTTTGTCAAGAGGTGTACTGTGAGTGTTGTGGCTTAACTACTTTCAATATAGAAACTTGCGCTTTTATGAACTTACCTAACAAGGATTACGAAACCACCCTCATGAAGTATAACGCTTGGGTAAACACAAACCCTACAAACTATGGAGAGGATTCGTGGGATGAGTAACGAGATAAACCCTTGGGAACACCCTGACCTAAAACAAATATGGAAAACTAAATCCTCTTTCATGTCTTACATAAGAAGTTGTTTAAGAAAGGCTTGGAATAGGCACCCAGCTAAGTTAATGGCTATACGTAGAGACAGGAAAAGAATACCTAACCCTAACCCAAAAGGTAAAGTAAAAGACGTGTGGGGTTTTGATTGTCCTATTTGTGGAGGCACATTTGTACAGAAAGAGGGGCAAGTAGACCACATTAATCCAGCGGGAAGTTTAAGAGATAAAAAGGACATACAATCTTTTACAGAAAGGCTAGTGTGGATAACCCCTGACGATTTAAGGACTATTTGTAAGACGTGTAATTCAACTTTTTCTTTGGCAGAGAGACAAGGTATCTCTTTTGAGTTAGCATACGCCACTAAGAAAGCAATCCAAATTGAAAAGGAGAAGCGTGTGAATGAGGTATTAGAAGGATTAGGTATTAAGCCAGAGTCTAACGCAACCAAGAGACGCAAACAACTTGTAGATGCATTTATGAAGGAGGAGAGACTAAATGAGTAGCACACTAGAACCACAATACGCTATTGTAGTGGAACAACGTTTAAAGGATGGGACTGAGTTTAATTTGAGATTCCAGCGAGCCTCAGATCACTACGAATATTTATCTATGCAACAAGAGGTACGTGATGGTATGATGAGTATGTTTGGGGATATCAGTAAAGATAAAGGAGAATTGAATTGAGTAGATTAACAGAGCAAGAGAAGAAAGTAATTGTAGAAGAGAAATTAAAAGGCACAGCCTCTCGTAAGATTGGTGAAATGATTGGTAGAGGTAAGAGTACTATTAATGATTACTGGAATCGTGTAATAGAAAAAGCGGAAGAAGGGGAAAAGGTAGAGGAGTTTGAGGGTGCTAAGGTTTGTTTCTTAGACTTAGAAGTTAGCGCCTCTATCGTAGCAGCATTCTCGATGTTTAAGCACTTCAGTACACCAGATCATATTATTGAGTTCCCTTACATACTCACTTACGCTTGTAACTGGTTACACGAGGATACAGGTAGCATAGAGTGTTATGGTTTAGATGATTTTGACGGTTTTGATAACGACCATAAGGATGACTACGAACTAGTTATGCGTTTGTGGAAGTGGTTTGACGAAGCTAACATTGTAGTAATCCAAAATGAGTCTTTTGATACAGGATGGTTTAATCAACGGTGCGCTTATCATGGAATCCCTAGCCCATCACCATACCGTGTAATTTGTACATTGAAAGGCATGAAAAAGGCTATGAGCTTGCCTAGTAATAGTTTAGGTTACTCTACTAAGTACTTTAACCTACCTCATAATAAGTTACACCACGAGGGTATCTCTTTGTGGATTGATTGTATGAGAGGTGATCGTACTGCGTTTGGTAAAATGAAAGACTATAACATTGGCGATATTCCCACACTACGGGAACTTTACTTAAAGATTCGTGCCTACATACCTAACCACCCCAATGTGGCTCTATATTTTGGAGATAATCAAGGTAAACGTTGCCCTGTGTGCGGCTCTCATGATTTAGAGAAGTTAGATGTGTCTGCATTTACCAACTTGTCGGAATTTAGCGCTTATCGTTGTAATGATTGTGGTACTGTTAAACGTGATGCTATAAGTAAGACTACCACAGAAGACCGCAAAGACTTTTTGAGGAACATTACAAAATGATAGAGGAATGGCTTGACGTAAAAGATTACGAAGGTTGGTATCAGGTAAGCAACTTAGGCAATGTAAGGAGTGTGGATAGGTATATAAGTTATAGTAATGGGAACAAGAGACTCCAAAAAGGTCAGATCTTAAAACTTAATGAGGACAAAGATGGATACCACGTAGTGTGCCTTATTAAGAACGGGGTACGTAAAATAGGGAAAGTTCACAGATTAGTTTCAAAAGCTTTTCTACCTGATAAACAATGTTGTAATCAAGTCAACCACATAGATGGCATTAAGAATAATAATGTTGTGACTAATCTAGAATGGACGGATGCTTCAGGTAATCAACAACACGCAGTTGACACAGGACTAAGAGTAATGCCTAGAGGGGAGAGTAATATCTCCAGTAAGTTGTCTAACTTTGACGTGGAGTTTATTCGAGAATGGATTAGGTTAGGCTTTAAGCAAAGGGATATTGCTAAAGTGTTTGGAGTACATTTTGCTACAATAAGTTGTATTAATGTGGGAAAATCTTGGAACTTTTAGAGGAGAAAATCATGGGAAATAAAAAAGTAATCATTTTCAATGCGCCACCTAATACAGGGAAAGACGTTGCAGCGGAACACTTAGTAAAACACTTAAACTCTAAAGGGATTCCATCACACCACAAGGAAGTTAAGGAGAACCTCTTTAAAGCAGTAAAGAGTGCTTACGGTATTAGTGACAACTTGTGGGACTTCCTCTACGAGAGGGAATATAAAGAAGAACCTAGTTGTCATTTACGTATTAGTATGAATAATACGTCACCACGTAATGCTATGATCCACATGTCAGAGAATGTCCTTAAACCCTTATTCGGTAAGGACGTATTTGGCATTATGGCAGCTAAGTCAGCAGAAGAAGGTGTTAATATATTCTCTGACGGAGGTTTCGCAGAGGAGGTTCAATGTTTATTAGATGAAGTAGGGGAAGAGAATTTCCTCTTGATTCATGTCACAAGAGACGGATGTTCTTTTGAAGGAGATAGTAGGGATTATGTAATGGGATTCCCTAATACACACATCATTCACAACGACGGTACTTTAGGAGAATACCTAGATTGTTGTGAAGAATTAGTGGAGGAGTTTTTAAATGAATGAACCTTATAAAGGTAAACCCTATATAGGAACATACACAGGAAAACATTTCCATTTCCTTGACCCTACAGAGGAAGAAATCTGTATAGAGGATATTGCACAAGCTTTGTCTATGAACTGTAGGTTTAGTGGGCATGTGTCTAGATTTTATTCTGTAGCAGAGCATTGTTGTATTATTGCAGATTTAGTAGAACAAGCTTATAAGGATAAACGTGAGGTGTTGTCAGCTTTATTACATGATGCTAGTGAAGCTTACATATGTGATATACCACGTCCTATTAAACCTCATTTAGATAATTACTTTGATATGGAATTAAAGATTGAAAATGTGATACAGAGTAAGTATGATATAACCGCTAAGACAGAGTTGATTGATTATTACGATTATCATATCTGTGGGGAAGAAGCTAGACAGTTGTTCCTGCATAAACCTGATTGGGTAAAAGAGTTTGACAGAGTAGATAATGTCAAGATACACTCTTGGAGTCCTCAAGTTGCTAAGGATGAGTTTCTAAAAAGGTTTGACCGTTTAACAGGTTATGTGCCTACGGAAACCCCAGAAGAAACAGAGTGGTTTGAGAGTATGATTAAGAGCGCCTGAGAGTCATTCTAAGAGGTTTAAATATTAAGTAAGGTGGTTGTATGGGGTAAGTTAATAAGTCCTCTCATAGAGCCTTACAAGAGTAAATAGGAGATATAAAATGGAAGAAGTAGGTATAGATACAGTACACATAGAACCTTCTGTAACCCCTATGAGATGTTTTTATACGGACGATGTTTCTGAATTTGTAGAGTTCATAGAAGGATTTGGTTTAGAGTACATTGAGGATAATAAGATATTTTGTATCTTATTCCAATTGTACGAAGAGGAGAGCGAATACGTAGACTTTGATTATATCCTGGATTATAATGAAGTGTTGGACAACGTAGATCCAGAGAGGAGTAGTAATAGAATCTTTAATGAGGCTCACATTGCCTTTAATGTAGAAAATAAAATAGAATATATGGAAGATTTTATAGACAACCTAGAAAAATCTTTCAACTCGTAAGGAGATACAAATGTATAAGAGTAAATTACTAAGACACGCGGATTACGATTTGACATGGTTTCACAGGGAAGTACGTAAATTCAATGCTATCGCTAACCCTAGTGGAGTAGAGGAGTCTAAACAGATTCCTATTATTAAGAGTGAACTACAAGAGATCCTTAATAGTAAGGATGAGACAGAGTTTATGGATGGTATTATTGATGGACTAGTTACATTATCACCGTTAGTACCTAAGACAGAGTTCCTATATTATTGGAACACTTGTTTCAATCAAGGGCATAATTCCTTAGAGTTAGAAAGAGAACTTAACGATTTCATTAACACTAAACCAGAGGATTTCCATAATAATGATTTCTACTCAGATTATTCGACTATGGTACATACACTACTTACTATATTGGTATGCGATGAAACACACTACGAAGCAAATTGTGAAAGCGTGTTGGAGAGTAACCTCTCAAAATTTATTCCTTTGGAAGAGTACCGTGAGAGCTACTATGCAGAAGTTGTTGAGCATTACCCGCAACACACAGTGAGTAAAGAGGTACGTTCTTTTGAAGGAGAAGACTTTGTAGTGTTCTTTAATGAGAATGGTAAGGTGTTGAAAGGGCATTCTTACTTCAAAGAACCTAATTTGATTTGTGAATAATCATTAACGAAAGTATAGATTGACTTTGAGATAAATTGTGGTAGAATATATCTCTACCTCAAATAAAGGAGAATGATTATGAGAGTGAATTTAGAAGGTGAACCGTTGGAAACTGATGCCTCAGAGATAGTGGTGGATGGTAATATAAGCTTACTACAGTCAGGTATGAATTGTGTAGAGATTGAATTACAAGAACCTGTTTTAGACATCCACGAGGTTAACCGCCTTATCAAAGGCTTAGAATTAGCAAAGAAATTATTCCTAGAAGTAGAAGAGGAGAAAGAATGAAATTATTTAGCGCCCCGTGGTGCAGTTCATGTACTCCTGTAAAGAAGTATATCGAAGAAAATAACCTTGAAGTAGAAGTGTTAGACATTGACACAAATATGGAAGAAGCCCAAAAGGCAGGTGTCAGAGGTATCCCTGCTTTGATTGAGAATGGTAAGGTGTCTGTTGTGGGAGCAGAGAATATTATGAAGAAGCTGAAGGAAGAAGAATTATGGGATTAGATAGACCTTCTGCTAAAGTAGTGGCTCATAGTAAAGCACCTAATGGCGAAGAGTTAATTACTTTAGAGATAGAATTACACCGATTTATTCTCCCTGAGTTTAACACTCACAGAGTCTTATCTCGTAACTTTCAATCTAGTAGGGCTGTTCCTGCTAAGAGTATGATTGAACAAGTTAGAAGTAACCCTGCGTTACCTGTACACTGGGGAGAGAACCAAAAAGGCATGGTAGCGGAGAAAGAATTAAAAGATATTACAGCGGTTAAACAAGGTTGGATACAGGCGGCAAAGGACGCTGCTAAATATGCTGAAGCTCTTGATGGCTTGAAGTGCCATAAACAAGTAGTTAATCGCTTACTAGAACCATTCATGTGGACTAAGGGGGTTGTTACAGCTACTAAAGATGGTTTTGAGAGTTTCTTTAAACTACGTTGCCATAAAGATGCGCAGCCTGAAATCAAACTCTTAGCAGAACGTATGAGAGGTGTAATCGAGGACAGTACACCTAATTACTTGGAATACGGAGACTATCATTTACCTTACTTAGGCATACCTTACAATGAAAAAGGTTTAGATACGGTAATGGGTAAGATAAAAGACGTAACTTCCTCAGGTAACTGTACGGAAGATGGTATCAGGGAAAGCCTATCTCAGTTGTCTACTAAAGAACTATTACTAATTAATGACCTAACGTTAGAGAGTGCAATAAAGATTAGTACCTCTTGTACAGGACAAGTAAGTTATAGGAAACTTGATGAAAGTCTAATGAAAGCTATCAAAGTCTACGATATGCTTAATCTTCCTGAGAATGGGGTATATAAAGAAGACCCACCTCATTTCAGCACTACGGAGCATGTAGCTAAAGTGGTAGAAGATTACGAACATGATGACTGGATGACAGGTAACTTTGAAAGTAGTGTTTTCTGGCAGTACCGTAAGGCATTAGAGATTGGTAAAGAACAACAATTTATGGAGAACAAATAATGGATAACATCGACTACGCACTAGAGCAAGCAGAACGTGAACAGAATCAGCATGAAGTATCAATCTTTGATGTAGCTCAAACAGACATCTACAAAGAGTGGGCTGTAAACAATGTACGTGGTATGAGTACGTCTACATTAGAATCTATCATAGAAGACGCTACGAACATTCACATGGCTGTACCACGTCCTCCACGAGAGATTATGGACAAGGCATTACACTACTTAGGGTTAGACTTAAATGAATCTGTAGAACGTCAAATATGTGGACACACTTCCTTTGGAGGTAACTTTGTGAATGGAGAACGTTATGTAGGGACTATTCGTAAAGATAAAGAATGGAAAGCGTTTGTTAAGAAGATGATTGGGTAAGGGGAGTGTTTAGTGACGTATCAGGTAAATGTAAAAAAGCGGGACGGAGACGTAGAGGAATTTTCTACAGACAAAATAAAGAACGTAATTAATTGGGCTTGCTCTGGTTTAGATGTTAACCCTTTAGAACTTGAAAGTAAAATAAGCACACTCAATCAAGAGGGGATCACTACTGTAGAGATACATGATAATGTGATTCACCATGCACAGACCTTAGCCAGAGCAGAAGTACCTGATTGGGTTTATGTAGCTGGCAGGCTGAACACAATGAAGCTTTGGAAGGATACACGAGCTTACGAGATGGAGTTTAAAGCTTTTGTATCTGATATGAAGGATTCAGGTAAGTACATACACCCTAATATTTTCAGTTACACGGATTCTGATTTAGATTATTTGGAAGATTTTATCGAGCAAGAGAACGACCTCAATCACAGTTACGGTAGTACACTTACGGCTAGTAAGAAGTACCTCCTAGAGGGAGAGTGTTTGCAGCATATGTTTATGGTAAACGCCATGATCATATTCAAAGGGCAACCACTGGAACGTGTAGTAGAATTGTACAATGCCCTGAGCCAACGTAAAGTGAGTCTAGCAACACCTTGGTTATCTAACTTACGTAGTAACGGGAACATTAGTAGTTGTTTTATTATTTCTATAAATGACAACAGTGAAAGTATTGCTAACGCTATTGAGTCTGCTATTAACATTTCCCGTATGGGGGGTGGTTTAGGAATTTATCTAGGCAATCTTCGTGCAGAAGGGAGTGAGATTGCAGGGAGACAAGGTGCAGCCAAGAGTGTTAATCTAGCAGCTAAAGTATTTAATGACATTGCACTGTGGTTTGACCAAGGAGGTAAACGTGCAGGTGCTTTCACTTTAGCTTTACCTATTTGGCATAACGATATTGAAGACTTCCTAGAGATTCAATCTGAGGTAGGGGACTTACGTAATAAAGCTTACGATATTTTTCCTCAAGTATGTATCCCAGACTTGTTCATGGAGAAAGACCTAAGCGATGATAAGACTTGGTACACATTCTGCCCTCACGAGGTGGCTAAGTTCGGTATAAATCTCAACACGTATAAGGATGAGTTCAGAAAGAATTACAATAAGGCAGTTACCCTAGCGGAGCAAGGTATGCTACAAGTGTTTACTAAACATGACACACGTAATTTAATTAAGTCTTACATCATGAGAACTCAATTTGAGACAGGGCTACCTTACATTGCCTTCACGGACAGAATGAATGAGTTTAACCCTAGCAGTCATATAGGTAATATACCTTGTGCAAACCTCTGTGTGGAACAGTACGCTGTAGTGGAGGCGGATGAGTATGCACACACATGTAATCTAGCAAGTATTGTCGCTGGACGTATGGAGTCTCAAGAGGATTTCATCTATTACAGTGGCTTACTTACAGAGGTATTAGATGCTGGTATTGAATTGACCTCACCACCTACAAAGGAAAGTGAAGCCCATAACAATAAGTTCAGAACTATTGGGATAGGTATTCAAGGGCTGGCGGATTACCTAGCTTTACAAGGTAGTAACTACCATGATATGAAACTTATACGAAGTGTAGCAGAGCTTATTGAGTATGGTGCAGTTAAGAAGAGTGTTGAACTGGCTGCCGATAAAGGTTCTTACCCTTTCTTTGATGGAAGTAAATGGCAATCAGGAGAGTTGGTAGATAACTTTAAACGTCACTCTGTCTTGTCGTTAGATTGGGATGCGCTACAGCTAGGCATAAACAAGTATGGTATTCGTAATAGCCAACTTACTAGTCCTGCACCTAATACGTCTACAAGTGTACTGATGGATGCTGCTGCTGGAGTGTTACCTGTGTACAGCGCTTTCTTTAGGGAAGACAATGATAACGGTAAATACCCTGTGTCTTGTATGCACTTGAAGGATAACCCTCTAGGTTACTCTAAGACATTTAGGCACTATGATCAGACTGTTATTGCGGAAGCAGTAGGGGAGTTACAAAAGTTTGTTGACACCGGTATTAGTTCAGAGTATTTATTCGACCATAATAAAGAAAACTTTAAAGCAAAAGATTTGTATGATTTAATACATGCCGCTTGGAAGTATCGAACAAAGACTGTATACTATATACGTCATATAAAGAAAGGGGAGACTGTGGATGACCTTCTAGGTATTAAGGATGAAGGTTGTGTAGGTTGCTCTGGATAGCATAAATTGGAGTAGTAATGTTAAACAAAACAAAATTATTTAATGTAGATGGAGACGACTCTATTGAGAGTCAAAGTATTTTTCAAGGTAATCCTACTGGAATACTAAACCTTAACAATGTAAGATACCCTTGGGTTAAAGGTTTCTATAAAGTTATGATGGGTAACTTCTGGATTCCAGAAAAGGTAAGTCTGGTAGACGACAAAACTACAATAGAAACCTTGACTGACTCAGAGGATATTGCTGTCCAAAAGACTTTAGCATTTTTAATCTTCTTAGATAGTATGCAAGTGAATAACTTACCTAACATAGCAGACTATATTACTAACAGCGGGGTTAAGAACTTACTAGGAATACAAACTTTTCAAGAGATTGTACATAGCCAGTCTTATCAATACATTCTTGAGAGTTTGTACACCAATGGTGTACGTGAAAGTATCTACGAGGAGTGGCGTAACAACCCACTTCTCTTAAAACGTAATCAGTTTATTGCTGACCAGATGCAAGCTTTTGTTGACTGTCCTGATGAGGATATGGTTAAACGTGTACTGATTGCTAATTTAGCGTTGGAAGGTATTTACTTTTACTGCGGGTTCAACCTATTCGACCAGTTAGCTTCTCGTAAAAAGTTAGTTCAGACTCAGAAAGTAATTGACTATATCAGAGTAGACGAAGCTTCTCATGTAGCATTGTTTACTAAGATTATTAATGAGACAATGGACTGTAAGAAAGAACAAGATTGGATTATTCCTTTCATAGAGAAAGTTACATTACAAGAGATTGAATGGGCTAAGTCTATTTACGGGAACTCTATACTAGGTATTAGTGAAGAAAGTACAGAACAGTTTGTGAAGGACTTAGCTAACCGCAGACTGCGGGGTATAGGAATAGACCCTATCTTTGAAGGAGTATCAAACCCTTACATCCATTTAGATGTACAAAGCAGGGCTAACTTTTTTGAGGCAGGAGCTAACACCTCTTATTCACGTAGCGAGAGTATTGACGGTTGGGATGATTTCTAAAATAAATTACAATTAGTTGTTGACAAGACGAATCCTATAGATCATAATCGGTCTATAGGATTTTTTATTACCTGAAATTTGAGGAGATGAAGATGATTAGAAGTGATTGGCTTAAAAATGTTAACCGTTGCATTGACCAAAGAAACAGGGAGGAACTTGACGATTACTTCACAAGGTTCCCTTCTTTCAAGTTGTCCTCTGCCATAGAGAAGAAACTGCTACAAGTATTCCCTGATATGTACCAAGAATCTGAAGTAGTGATAGCCGAGGAGGAAGAACCCCTTGATGTTATGGTGGCAAGGAAGTTATCCTTAAAGTATAACAATGCTAAACAAAGGGGTATTGAGTTTGGTTTATCATTCACGTCTGTAAAGAATATTATGAAGGCTAAGAAATGTTATTACACAGGGTTGCCGCTTACAAGGGATGTGCTTACGATAGACCGCATAGACAGTAGTAAGGGGTATGTAAAAGGTAATGTAGTGGCTTGTCATACTGATGCTAATAGTTTCAAGAATATTATAGAAAGTGGGCATAATGGCCTTGACTTAAAGCAAGCAACTAAGCTAATATCTAAGTGGAACAAGAGTATTAAGTAAGATTAAACGCCCTCAGAGGCTATCTCAGTAGAGTTCTCTATAAAGAGGTACGGTAGGGTAGGTATAGAACAGATAGGCTCTTAGAGAGCGATACAGGAGGAATTATGGATAAAAACTTAATATTAGTATTCTCTATAATGGGAGTGGTATTATTCGTGTTGTGTGTAATTATTATTATTGACAATCTTCTTACTAGAGGAGGTACGCCTAAGAAAGACGACTTAGACAAAAAAAATGAAGACAAACCAAAGATTTCTCCCCCAGTGCATTCTATGTTAGAGTTAATGTTGAAATGTCCAGAGGAGTTCGAACCTATATGGGATAAATACTACGATGGTGAGTGTTGGAAACATACCCCGTCCTCTACGTGCTTCACTATAAACACTTCTTGGAAAGGGAATGCCTTTTACTATATAAACACTTGTAGTGTGACCCAAGTGGAGGGAGAATACTTACTTCAGGGGGTAGAGTTCCTACAAGATACAAGGAAACTCAAACAAGAACAAGCTAACAAAGAACGTAGACATAAAGTAGACCGTGAGATCAGGAAAGTATTAGAGGAGAAGCAACTATGATAGATTCAGATATTGAAAAGAAAGAGGAAGAAGTGGTAGACAATCTTATTAAGGGATTAGAGTTGTATAAAGAAGGTTTCTCCTACATCCCTACTCTGCAAAGGCTTATACTTAAAGAGGAACATTCAATAGAAATCCCTGTGTACTCTTGCACAGGACGTGTAGTAATTTCGGAATACTTAGAGGTAGGAGGTAAAAGTTTTAAACTTAAAAAAGAATACCCTGAACTGGATGCTGCTGTAAGGACACTAGGTAAGTGTATTGAGAAAAACAATGAACTAAAAAGAAAACAAAAAGAGTTGACAAGACTAGACGAAGTGCATACTATGTTAACTGGTTTAATTTATGAAGGGAGAAATTAATGGGTATTACATATAAAAAAGGGGATGCAGTGGAAGCTCTGTTAAAAGGGGACGTAGATTTCTTAGTACACTGTTGTAATAATAAAGGTGTTATGGGGAGTGGTATTGCTAAACAAATAAAAAGTAAGATACCAGATGCGTACAAGGCTTATAAGAAAATGTTTAATATTGACCCAAACTATCGAATGGGTAGAACATCTTTAGGTGGTAAGGTCATAAACATAATAGGGCAAGATTCCTACGGTTACGATAAAGTACGATATGGTCATTATGGGTATATTGCTAATGGCTTGTGTTCTACAAGTTTTGAGATTCACAATTACGTAGACTGTTACGACAATAGCTTGGCAGACCGCCAATATAACAATGAGATAAAATTAGCCATCCCTTATAAGTTTGCGTCAGATAGAGCAGGGTGTAATTGGCAGATTGTATTGGAGTTAATTGAGGGGATTCTTAGTAGAGAATTTGAAGTTATAATTTACCACTTGGAGGATTTTTAAACATGAGAGTAATTAGAGAAAAAAGTATCTTAGAAAAGATTAATGATGAGATTAGAGATAACACTAAACCTACTATTGTTAGGATTGATTTAGATGAGAATGAGTTTTTAGATTTCATGCACGAACTTAATGGCAGGCATACAGTAGCGACTGGATTTAATGGCAACCTTAAAGTACTTCCAGAGTACTCTCATTTAGTTGGTGAAAGTAATATACGTTATACAGTGGGTAAGTTTAAAGGTGCATTTACTTTTAGTGGTTCTTACGTAGCCTACAAAGAAGTGTTCGTACAATGCTGTTACGAGGAGGAATAACTAATGGCTTATATTTGTGTATGTAAGAATGCTATTCAAGCTAATAATAAAAAGAAATGGGAAGGAGACCTTCAACCAGCAATACGTGTGAGTAATACACCCTCTGGTAAAGTGACTCTTAGAAGTAACGCTGTAGGAATTGTGGGTTCTAATGGGAATATTGTAGCTAAGGTGTTGACATCTACAGACGGAAAGCCTATTATTAGTTGTGGGGCTAAGACAGCCATTATTACAGAGTATGACATTATTGAATTGGAGGAATAACTATGAAAGTGAATAAAAATAGTTGGCACTATAGAGCAATAACAGAGGAAACTCTTGGCGTAACGGGGGTTGGCTCTAACTTTGTTAGTAGTAGCCTTTGTATCTACTTCTGGCAAGTAGTCTCCAGTATTGTGTTTAAGGGTGCTGTGTTACTGGGCGTACTCCCTGTAGTATTAGCCGTTTCCGTTGTATTGCCTTTAAGCTCTTTGGTAGGTTCAATGGTTACAGGTAATATTATAGGGGGTGATTTAGGATTAATAATTTTACTCGCAGAGATGGTGGCTACCATGGTCGGACTGTTGCTTTTAGGGTGTGGTGCCTTGATAGATAAATATAGGGATTACAGGTATGAAAAATTTATGGAAGAACCTATTGACAAAGAGCCTAGTCTTGTAGCACAATACATTAAAGCTAAGAAAGATAAGATTTGCCCAATCATTGAATTTGTAGAGGAGGAATAATTATGAGTGTACAAGAGAATAGAAAGAAATGGATTGAAGCATTACGTAGCGGTGAGTATAGACAAACTAAAGAGGTGCTATGTGATGGTGATGGGAATTATTGCTGTCTTGGGGTGCTGTGCAATATGTATGAACGTGAGACAGGGAAAGTATTACCTAGTAACAACAGCGGAGTATATAATGTATATGAGGATACTCTAGAGGAACTCCCCGAAGTTATGGAGTGGGTAGGATTAAAAGAAGTTACAGGAGGTTTCAAGCGTAAAGATGACCTACCAGATATTTGTCTTGCAGGATTAAATGACGAATGTGATTGGAACTTCCACCAAATAGCAGATTTAATTGAGAGTGAACCAGAGGGGTTGTTTACTAGTTAACATTTAGATACAAAAATAGCCCCTACAGAGCAATCTGAGGGGCTTTCTTGTATAACCTGTACAATGTATCATCTTTTAGGAGAACTCTTCTGAGAGAGCCTTACAGGAGCTTCTATGGGCATTTCCCATCTTTAGTAAGACCAAACCCAAGGGTTAAGAAACTTATCCCCGTACCCTATTCCTATGTGTATAAACCTGTTTTCCCCTTTTTGAGATACACCTAATCGAGTTATTCCTTTCTTAATACATATAGAGATCAAATTATAGCAATCTTCACCCCTTACAGACACGTCGCAGCATACACCATAAGTATGTTCCCCTCTGATGGGTTTTGAAGATTCTATTGGGTGTGTGGGATGTCGATATCCTGATGTTATTATCATAGGTTTACCATACTCTTTTCTTATCTCTGATAGAATTTCCATAAAGTCTTTGTCCATATCACAAATCCCTGTATATTTACATTGAAACTCTTTTTCAGAGAAATTGGGGTAATCTTCCCAATTAATTTTATCTGTCATCTTTTATCTCTCTTATTTGGTGTCTTCCGTCAGGTCTTCTACGTTCATAATGAACAAGAGTGATACCCCTCTCTTTGAGAAGAACTTTCATGGATTCCCTCAGATCTTTAGTAAACTTACCTCTAAGCCCTTTTATGTAAGCCACATTAGGAAAAGGATACATTACAGTGAATGTAGTGTCCTCTGTCCTCCATATTTCCACAGTAGTTTCTACTTCTATCTCTATCATGACTTCCTTGCCTCATACGTATGGTTTATATATTTCAATGCACTAAACACCGCTGCAACAATACCACTAATGGCAGCCCAGAACGCTGTAGGGGAGAATGTCTCAGGGGTAGTGATCTCTTTATACCACTGTAGTAAGTCATAAGCTTGCCAAGAGAAGAACCCTATAACAACTATCTCTATAATACAGAAAGCATTCAATGTAGTGGCTAACTCTCTAAGAGACTCATGTGTAAAGAATTGCCTAATCTTGTTCATCTTCTTTCACTTCCTTTATTAGAGCTTCATCTTTATTGTAGCATTTATTAACCTGCCCTAGATTGTATATAGATACCTCATAGAACGCTCTGAGAGAGCCATCAACAGCATATCTCTTTAAAGGGTAGGCTACCCTACAGGGTACTAACAAAGATGGGCTTACAGTGGCTTCTAGGAGCTTCTCGTCTACCTTATTTATCTCCGTTAATGGAGTCGATGGAGTTGTTGAACATCCTGTTAAGACCAGGAGGAACAATATCACACTCTTCTTTAACATAAATCTTTTCCTCTATGTATTCTGTAACTGTCTGAACCTCTTTATCTACTACGGATTCTTCTTTTATACGGATAATCTCATTATCGTGTCTTTGCTTGAGAATAAGTCTCTGTTCTAAGAGTTTACCCTCTAAGTCTTTATTATATTGAGATTGTGCTTGTTGTAGTTTAACGCGGTACTCTTGTACTGCATCGTTATAACCTTCCTTGTAGATTCCCTCCTCTATCTTGTTCCAAGATAAATAAGAACCAACCCCTATAAACAACGTAACACCAATCCCTATAACAAGTTTCCTATTCTTAATCAAACTTATGATATAATTCATGGTCTAATGTCTCTCTATTTTCTATTCGCTTACAGAGTTTAAGTATTTCACTAGAGTGTCCATACTTCTTAACTACGTTAAGGATTTCATCTTTAGTGAAAGGCTTCTCTATGTATTCGATAAATCCTGTGGTGTATGCCTCTACTCTATCGGATAAAGTGTGTGAACCCGATATAGCAACAATAGGAGTGTAGTCTAAGTTAGGCATTGCCCTTAGTTTCCTTGCTATATCAAAACCACTCTCACCTTTGAGGTATACATCCAATACAATTACATCTGGTTTAAATTCTATAATATCTTTATAGAAGCTTTCTTCAATAGGAGACAAGGAGTAGTATGTCTCTATCCCCGACTCGTTTAACATGAAAGCTACTAAAGTGAGTGTGATAGGGTCGTCATCTATAATGAACGCTTTCATAGTTACTCTCTTTTAGTAAGTTCTTTTTCAATGTCCATGACAGCATTCATTACACGTAGTTGCATCGTAAGTTCTGTAAGACTATTCTTAATGTCTTTAACATCAGCGTTAGTGTCTGACCAAGATTGTTTTAACTCTGCAAAGTATTCTTGTAGGAGTTTCCTAGTCTGTTCTTCTGTAATAAACTTATTATCATGTTCTACTTGTTGCCTAGCTAGTTGGTCTACTAGTTTATCTAAAGCTTCAAATTTCCTATGTAAGTCATCGGAGGTTTTATCACCTCTCTTCTTGTCATACCAAAACCAAGCATTACCTACGCCACTCCCTGTGGCAATAGCTGCTGATATGGCTGAGACTAACTCAGGGGATAATGCCATTACGTTTCTTCCTCGCTTATCATTAACAGGTGAGTAGCTGTCACCCTATCTAAATATTTACTATTCAACACACCACTTGCATGAGCGGCTAACTCATAACAGAACCACTTGTCTGTATCAGACCAATCTCCTCTAAATACAAATTTAAAGATAGCACCCCAATCATAAGATTTACCAACTTGGTCATATAACCTTTTTTGGTAGTCTCCTTTATGAGGTACTTCTATAATTTCCCATTTAGGGTATCGCTCTTTAAAAGACTCTAGGGTAGACTCAACTACCCCATGTCCTGTCGTTGCCTCGATAACTTTGTTATTAATAATAACTCCGCAATGAGACCACTTGCTGAAGTTGTGGAGTCTAATAGCTAGACTTACTATGTTATTACTTGTTCCTAGAATAATCTTCATAGAGTTACTCCCAAGACATTGTAGCTATATAATCGTCAATGTCAGCCTTTGTAAGAAGACTTTCAATGTTATCCTTATGTACCCTAGCATTAAAGACTAAACTCTCCTTGTAGGCAGCTACAGCGCCTCCTAGAGCCATCATATCTGCATTAGTCATAGGAACTTGTTGATTATCAGCAGTGAGCCATGTAGTGTCTATCCCTGCCAGGATTGCTCCCATCATATCCATGATAGAGGTGGCATCTGTTTGGAATGTGTGTCCATTAAAAGAGACTCCGCTGTTAATGAGAGAATCTCTTTGAGAGTTTACCACTTGTTTAGCATTGTCTTTTAGAAGTTGTATGTCTACAGGAAGAACATTGATAGAGACTTGCTCATCGTTATGGAGTTCCCATAACTTAGCCCATACGTCTATTTCCTTGTCAGAGCCATCTTGATATTGAGTGAACCTTTTGAAGCCTTCTCTAATAACACCAGAGTGTGTAGGAAGACCTTCACCTTCGTCATATACCCATGACACAGATCCATCTTCATTTTCTTTGTATGTATCGACTAATAGAAAGTCGTTTTCGTTTATAAATTTTAGCATTAGAAATTCACCGTAATTTTTGATGTCGAAGACTCGGTTTTAAATCTATACATTTCACGCGGAGTATATGATGCTAATGTGTCCTCCACATCAACCCAAGCCACACGAGAGGTAGATATTCCTATTAAGTTAACGTCGGATGCAGTTAAACCAGATGTTTCGGTTACACTTTGCGCATTCTTGACTTCAAAAGTCCCCACTACTGTTATTGATGTTGGCGAAGCGCGGCTGTTTACATATAAAGGGAAGCGTATAACTGTGCTAGATAAGGCTACACCTAGCGATATTTCATCTCCTACTGCTAACCCACCAAACTCATTAAAGTTAGTGTTACCGCTGTGGTAGAGTTCTTGCCAGTCTGTTAGTATGACCCCGCTAGAAAACACACGAAACCAACTTTTACCGCTAACCCTATTCGTTACTGTTTGAACGCCCGTACCTAAATTACCAGCAAAGCTCACAATATAACGTGAAGACCCTGCACTATCAACAGGCCCATTTACCAAATCGGCAACAGGTGCGGAAACTATTGTCATCCCTGCTTCAATGTAGTCACCAGCGTCTAAATCCAACTGAGTTGAGAGGGTGACGCTCCCTACTCCGAAAGCACCCACCTCCATCACGTTACCTGCGGCAGTACCTACATCCTTCGTAGCAGCGTTACCCAACCCTATCACACTCCTTTGACTAGAAGCGTCATTAGCTGTAATAAGAGATTCCCCTATAGTAGAGATATTCACCACTTCATACGTGTTATCATCAATCCTTTTGATAAGACCTTGTGTAGCTAAATCCTCTATAGCGGAGACATTACTAACAATCTCCCTCACATTAGAGATAGCCTCAGCAAGCCCCTCATTCGTATTGAATGTAACCATCTGCTGATTAACTACATCCCCTTGAGACCAATTATTACGTAAAGTGATTGTAGAGTTACCATTTCCATCTGGACTTGTACCAGAGACAGCCTCAGTAGGGTTATCAGCCCCACCAAGGAACACCGCTGTGCCAGAGAACACCCTACTACAGTCTACATTGCCTGAGATATTGACTACCTTAGACCCATCTGTTATGCTTGCATTTGAAGCAACTAAAAATTGTACTGGATTTACAGCCATTATTATTTCCTAAATTTGTTATTTATGGTAGTTACCATAGAGACAGTGCATAAGTTCATGCCCTAGTGTAAGAGTAAATTCGTCATCCACTCTGACAGATTTTGGTTTGTAAAGTTTTATATCACACACATCCCCTGACAAATGAGCTTGTCCTTGTAAACCCTCTGCGGGAATACGAACATTATCATTTAGTGCTTCGTAAGAGTCATATGTAGTAACTGTCACTTTAAGTTCTTTGTCAGTGAAGTCGAAGTCTTCTTTTATTTTAGGGTCTGGATTACCGCACCCTGTCAAGAGTGCTACTGATAACAATGACACCCCCAATAGTTTTTTAATCATAATAAGTCTCTTATGCTATTTTGTTTTCGAAGGTTTTCATAGAACAAGTGTTATCTATATTAGAGTAAGTACCACTAGGTGAGCCTGTCCAAGACACTTGCACACTATAGTTACGATCACCTGTAGAAGTTATATCATCTATATAGTTGAACACTTGACTGTAGTTGTACACCGTCTTCCCTACAAAAAATATGCCTCTTACAGGGACGCCCCTACTTAGTAGTGTGGTAGTACCTCTTTTCACTGTTACACTTACGTCCAATACATTAACCTCTGTGTTACCACCTACTTCGAAATATATATTAGCACTAGGGCTTAACTCTACAGGGAAGCCAGCAGAGTTGTGAGTGACACTTGCTGACATGTTATTGCCAGTCGTACCACCTGTGTCATACTTACTTTCAATAATCTGCCCTTGAAAGAAGTCACCTTTAATAAACCCTGTACCATTCTTCTTAACCCAGAATATACCATTAGCGTCTGTCTTACTCCCAGTACCTGACCATATCATGTATGTACCATCGTCAAGTTCTGTTCTATAACCAGAGGATGCTGTTCTAAGCAAACCCCCTGTAACAGTAGTACCTGATATAGAGCCACCTGTGATAGTGTTACCATTAATATTAGTACCTGTAATAGTCGTCCCTGATATAGTACCCCCTGTAATGGTATTACCTGATATAGTGTTACTACTTAGAGTAGTGCCTTGTATATTACCAGAGGTGATTGTACCAAACGTACCACTAGCACCTGTAAGAGTCCCCTTAAACACAGAGTTATCCTCTATAACAAGGTTCTGTGCATAAGCTGTTCCATCAGAGAGTAACCCAAACACCATATTCGCTGTAGAGACCTCACCTGTACCATACCACAAGGGAAATTCTGCTGTAACTGTATTACCCTGCTCATCCAAGTAATCCCCCCCTACAACAACACGAGGTATGTTAGTAGCACCAGACGTTCTTAGAAGAGACCCTGTGATAATTTTACCATCTATAGCCGTAGCACTTAACTCATTCGCTGTGATAGACCCTGCTAGTATCTCCCTAGAGGTTAAGCTGTCTGCTAATATATTACTCCCTGTGATAGTGTTACCTGCTATCAAGTCCCCTGTGATAGTATCAAAGGCTAATTTCTCCCCTATGATAGCACGAGCCTTAATAGCGTCTGTCTCTATAGCGTCTGCTTGTATAAGACCAGCATCAATACTGTTGGCCTTAATCTTATCACCAGTGATAGTGTTACCAAGGATATTACCACCTACAATTGTGTTAGCAGCTATTTGGTTAGAAGTGATAGTATTAGAAACAATCCTATCTGCATTAACACTATTAACAACAATCTTATCACCAGTGATTGTATTACCTTGTATAAGATTACCTGTTATTGTTAAACCTGCAATCTCGTTACCAGTGATTGTGTTAGCCGTAAGTTTGTCTGCGTTGATAGTTCTGGCAGTAATCTTATTACCATTTAATGTATTAGTAGTAATCCTATCACCGTCAATACTATTAGCTACCATCTTGTCAGTAGATACACTACCTGCTTTAATCTCACTAGCAGTGACACTATTTGCAGCAAGTTCGCCAGAGGTAATACTATTAGAAACAATCCTGTCAGCACTAATAGTCCCTGCGATAATCTTATTACCGTTAAGAGTGTTAGTAGTGATTCTGTCCCCAGAGATAGAGTTAACTATAAGTTTATCTCCTGAAATTGTATCACCTTGTATTAGAGCACCTGTGATAGATAGAGCTTCAATCTCCCTAGCCGATATACTCTCAGCAACAATCTTAGAAGCGTCTAATGTATTAGTGGCAATTCTGTCACCATTAATCGTGTTAACTGTCATCTTATCTGTAGTAATAGCGCCAGAGACAATCTTAGCAGCAGTAACACTGTTAGCGTCTAGCTCGTCAGCAGTGATAGTTTCAGCAGCTATTTGGTCAGAGGTGATAGTGTTAGCTACAAGTTTGTTACCTAGTATTGTATTACCCTGTATCAACTCCCCTGTGATACTTAGTGCAGCTATCTCTCTAGCAGAAATACTATTGGTTATAAGTTTATCACCTGTGATAGTGTTACCTTGTATCTTCTCACCTGTGATGGCAAAGGCTGCAATCTTACTACCTACAATACTATTCGCTGCTAGTAAGGGGGTGGTTATAGCATCGTCAGAAATAGAGGTAGATTGGATAGGGAATAAACTGTTAACTTGATTAATACCTTTAGCAGCCTTTATCTCTGCTATCGTATTATTAATAAGGGCATTAACATCTTGTACTATGTATATCCCCTCGTTAACTTCCTCTGTAGTGGACTCTAATGTAGCTAAATCCTCTTGAACCCCTTGCAATGTAGAGTTAACATTAGGTATGACAGTGTTATTGAGATTATCTACCTCGTTCTCTGCTGAGTCTAACCTAGTATTAATATTAGGGATAATAGTGTTGTTGAGAGCTTCTATATCGACCTGTGCTGCGTCTAAATCATTCTGTAACCCAGTTAGGTCAAGATTGTCTAAATCGTCTTGTACGGACTGTACAGAGGCTTCTATGGCAGGTAGTGTTGTATCATTCAGGGTTGCTAGATCTACATTAATTTGGTCTAGTTCATTCTGTAGTACTGTTAAGTCTACTGCATTGAGGTTCTGTAACTCGATCTCAGCCTGTTCTAATCTATCCTCTAGGGTAGGTAAGGTTACGTCATTTAATGTCGTCAGAGAGTCATTGAGAGCGTCTAGTGAGGTGTCTAACTCAGGTAAGTCTACCTCATTAAGAGTAGCTAAGTCAGCCTCAACTTGAGCTATTGTAGCATTGACTGCTGGAAGGATATTGTTGTTAAGATTATCCAACTCAGATTGTAATGCAGGGAGCTTCTCGTTATTAACAACATCTAAAGTGTTGTTAACAAGAGTAATCTCTTTAGCAAATTTCTTGTTAGTACGGGCATTGTCTAGGACACTGTTAACTTCAGCAACAATAGTTGTGTAGGGGTTCTCAAAGTCTTCGCCTAATAGCTCTCTAAAACGTAGTTCAATTTCCTTTTGAACTTTCCCAGACAACATCGCTTCCGCTACTTGATCCTCTAAATCTTGCTCAAAAGAAGACTCTATATCAGGGAGTAGTTGGTCTACTATCTGTTGTATAAAGTCTTCACCTTGAGTAGACACAGTATCAAGAATTAACCCTTGAAAGTTACCTAACTTAATCTTATAATCTTGTCCATCCGTAACTCTCTTAACATAGAAGACAAAGTTTTCTTCATCTGTCAAAGTAGCTATTTCAGGAAAGTCTGTAATCTCAAATTGTGCCATTATGTATCCTTAAATATTGAGGGGATTTCCCCCTGAGATGACAGAAGGTGTTAAGAAACCCTTTTCCAAATATAAGTTGAGGTGTACGGTGGTATGTTACTAGAGGCGTTAATCCCACCAGAGGTGGTGTGCGTGTGATTACCGCTAGAAGATGTTGTTTGGCTACCAGAAGAATGTGCTAAACTCTCTAGCTTCTCTGATATTTCAGTTTTACCTGACCCAGTTACTAACTTACCTGTGTCAGATGGTTCTGGGAAACCTCCTGACTCTTGTACACTACCCCAATTCTCATTACTAACCTCGTGAGCATGGTTTCCCGCACTGTTAATAGTGATATTGTTTGTATGCGAGTGAGTTTTGTTACCACCAGTTTTACCAGCAGCATTGAAGTCAGAATCTCCTTCATCCATACCTACAATGAACTTACCTCTTACACGTTCCCATGTACCAAAGCCAAATCGTGTGGCAGGGCTTTGAGAACTATCACTCATGTAGTATGCACCAACATGGTAAATCTGTTGTAATACCGCCCCACCTACATCAGTTAACACTAGGTCATCGATCTGTTGTTGAAGGTCAGCAAACATACTATGGTATTGGTTAAACTGGTAGTTTAAGTATGCCCTTGGAGGAGTCTCCCCTCTTTTAAGACCATCATTTTGAAATTCTGCTTTAGGTTGCACTTTATTAGGTGCGCCTGTTACGGGGTCGTTGACAGAAAAATCTGCCCATTTAATATCATCAGTATTAATCGCCATTGATTATTCCTATTATTTTGTGTATACTTCGCAGGGAACGCCATACTCTGTAACAGACCCATCTAGTTCAGGTAATACTCCTCTCCAAGAATTATCTGAAACCTCAGCAACTAGTCCACCTACTATAATATTGTTTCCGTTGTTATCTACAATCTCATTACCGTTATTGTCTACTAAGATACCTGTAGTCCTTGTTAACTCAGAAGGTATCCATGCATTGTTATCAGGGTCATGATAAATATGTATTTCTCCATGTGAGATCGGAGCAGCTTGTGTGAGAGTGGAAGCTAAGTTAGATGGTATAGTATCACCATTTGTGTAGAGATTCCCTCCTACAGGGTAGTGAGGAAAACTCTTAACTATATCTGCATTAGTGATCAAAGAGAGTATCTCCAATATGTCACTAGGAGTACCCTCAGAGTTATTGATTAATATTTGTAGCTGAATGAACTCTCTATAAGATTCATCTGACCTACCTTTACGTTTAGCTCCTACTAACTTACCTATGTTATCTAACTGAACACCAATGGCAGTTTGTATAGACCTATTATTAAGTAAATCAAATAAAGAATCCTCAGTAGTTTGTACTCCTTTCATCCAACCTTTGAGTAGAGCCATTACGTTAGGTTTATCTTTGAATTGTTCTAATAACCTATCGTATGCCTGTTGTTCATGGTCTTTAATTAAAGGGATCATTGTTGTACAACCTGTACCCTTACTAAGTCGAAGTCTGCCTTAGTTCTACCATCTATTGCTATACGGTCTGTTGAGTATTGAACCTCGTCTGGAGTAGGAGACGCAGGGTTAATACTTGTACCTACCTCCACAGTCATTTCAGCAATACCTGTTACAGCATTGTAGATATGCCCTAAGAAACGTTGTGGAATAACATCCTCATCCAGAGTAAGAGCCTCTCCTACCTCAACAACAGTATCTTTAATAGTTTGTACACCATCGTCAGGAAATGTCTCTTCGTCATAAGCGTCAAAGGTAACTAGGACATTGATATAACGTAGGCTAGGTCTTGACCATTTAACTGCTTCATTGTTACCAGCGTAGTCCTTAACTATGGTAGTAATGTCCCCATACGTTTCTACACCTAAAGGCATAGTGTTGTATATTGTATCCCCTATAGTTTGTTCATCCCCACCTTGTACAATACACTCAAAGCTCTTGTAAGGAAGACCCCCTGTATTAGTAGTACCACTCTTATTCTCAAATACTCTAACTTGAGATACACCAGTGATATTAGATAGTTTAGCAAACATAGCAGGTGCTGTAGCACTACCAGCAATCTGTGTACTACCTTGTTGCCTGACTCTCAGTTCCTCGTCTGTCTCACGTTCCCTTCCAACAGATAGATTGAAATAGTTTGTTACGGAGGTAACACCAGCTACATTAGATGTGATGCTATTAAGCGTACCTATCTCTGGGTCAATAACCCCTACCTCATTAGCTGTCACTACCACAGGAACTTCTACAGAAGTAACTTGCATATTGGCATTAGGCACTACTGACATCGTATTAGACTTATCGTTTAATTCGATTAGGAGTTCAGTGTTTGATGGGAAACCTAGAGTAAACTTAGTAGGTGCTGTAGAAAGTATTTCATTGTACAAGGCAACTACGATAGCTTGTGGTGTAGTGGTGTTCTGATAAGTGACACTATAAGTGACTCCATCAACTACAACAGAGAATATACCACTTGTACCAATGGGCTGTACAGTAACCTTAGTGGCCTCTAGATTGCTCACAGAAGATGCAATACTATTAGTGTACTCATTACCTTGCGTATCAGAGAAAGTCGTTCCTGACGGGATAGAGGAGCTTGTAGCGTTACTCTCTACATGAATAACCCCTGTTGTAAAGCTATCCCCTAAACGTCTCAGTTTAACAATAGCTACAAGGTCATCTAAATATTTCCCCTCAGCTTTGTCTATGTTAAAGTTATCTGCTACAGCTTGTGCCAGTTCCTCTATATCTGTCACAGAGGATGCGAATATATTTGTTATAATACTTAACACTTGATTAGGAGAAGTATCTAATTCAATAGCAAGATTACTCACCATCTCATCAAACATCTCTGACCTAATATCAGTGAAACGTCTTGCGTTAAAACCCTTTTCAGTTAAGGACATGTATCACCTTCTAAAATTCTATATTTTGTTGTACACTGACAATATCACCAGAGATAGATGTCACTTTAAAGTTTAAAGAGTAATTGCCACTAGGACTAAGAGTAGATTCAAAACTATCTAAGGATATAACTCCTTCATCATTTTGAATAGCATTCTTAATCACTGTATCAGCAACACTCTTTACATTGCCCCCTCTCTGAAAGATTCTTTGGAAGTAAGGTATACCCTGAGATATATCTAAGTACCATTCACCTCTGTAAGTCTTTAACTTGATGAGAAGTCTTTGTGTAGTGGATTCTTGTTCAGTAGGGAGTAATGTAACCCTACCACTCGTAAGATCAATATCTCCACCTTTTGTTAATTTAATATCGGACATATATCACCTATGGAATGAGTGTGTCTATCTGTTCTTTAAGAACTTCAAACTTAGCCTTGTTATCTATTGGAGTACCACCTACTGTAATCTTACTAATCTCGTCAGTGAGGTCAGATAAGTACTGAACTATATCAACAGACCCATTCCCTATAGTTACCGTATCAGAAGTTACCTCTGTAATACTAGAATCTACCGTATAACGCTCTGTAACGCTCTCTATGAGGTTTTGTGCGTTAGTTGATACGCTAGTACTAGTTTCAAGAGAAGTCTCACCAGAGGGCTTTACAGATAGCTTAAAATCGTTAAATGTTATCTGGAAATTGTCCTTGTGGGCTTTTATGTTTGAAGTTACCGGTTGTACACATGGAATAGCGATAGGGTCGTTAATATCAAACTTACGTAAAGTATTTGGGGTACTGCTCGTATTTCCCTCAAAGATGAAAGTAGATATATCTTCTTGGGAGAATAGAAGTAACACTGTATCCCCTACTTTAACAGGGAACGTTAGAGAGAAGTCACTACTAGACGGGTACAACAAAGGAATATTATTTATCTCAGGTCTTTTGTAGATGTCCCCTGTGGAGTACACTTTGTTAACTACGATAGACGCAGAGATAGTTGTGATATTGTCTCCCTCTGTATTCACCTTAGTAACAACAGCAGGGATAGAGGTGTGTATAGAACTCTTGAGCCTTTTTATGTGGCTGTCAATTATATCGTATAAATTACTCATTACACTTTATCCCCTTCTAATGTTGTCCTACTGACTCCTTGGAAGGAATCAAATAAGTGGGAGACTTTCTTTATCTTATAAACACCTATAAGAGCTTTTTTATCCCCTCTTAGGAGATTCTTAGGTATCTCTAAAAAAGCTCCCTCTTTCATCCTAGCGTCCATCACTAACTCCACTTTAACCCTCCCCACTTCTTCTGTTTCAGATGAAGATGATTGAGAATTAACAATAGATTCTATAAGGACTAGGTTACTTGTATTAGGAGTGAATAGTTCTTTTACTTGGACACTACCCTTACGTTGTACATATAGAGTACTGTTAACTGTGTACCACTCTAATCCATTCTGCTCACAAAAGTTATCCATAACGTCTTTAAGGTATCCTGTACCTGTCCACCCTGCATAATACTTAACACTGTCTAAAGTAAAGTCATACTCTATTGTAGAGTTGTCACTACTTACCCCATTAGCTTTCCATACATTAACTAAGTACTGTAGTACGTTCCTAGCTGTTATGGGCTTAAGGTAATCACTAGGGAGGGAAACATTAACTTTAGATGTTGTGTGTGGGGTATATCCGTCACTAACTTGCAGCGTAGTTACTATGTTACTCCCTACCCTACTATGAGTAACCCTAGACACTTGACCTGATATTAAGACGGGTAAACTGTCATTATTCAAGTCCTCTAAGTACCCTGCTTTAAGTATTACTTTCAAGTTCTTTTGATTTAACTTGGCACGAGTGTTTTGATTAGCATTGTATATCTTTATAGAAGCTTTCCTAGTATCAGACCCAGAACTCTCCGTAGTACCACTAACATCACAAGTGACTCTTAGGTCGTCTAAGAAGATACCAGCCTCTTTAGGGATAGTCATAAGTTCAGGGGGGTTTAGGTCAGTAAAACCTTCCACAGCGCCGTCAATAACATTAGAGTAAGAACCTTGATTAATCTTAGCGGTATTTACTTTGTAGTATTCCTCTGGAAAGCCTATGTAAAGTTGGTACCTTCGGAGGTAGTTTGCATTAGGCATTTAGGTTAGCCTCTTGGATTAAGTTAGAAAGTTCTGATGCTTCCTCCCTAGACAACCAAGCGAGACGGTAAACACCCTCTCTTCCTAAGTTATCAACAGAAATAGGGGAGGTCTCTGACTTAACTCTGACACACCACAGTTCACCTTGAAAACCTATATCTGTGTACCTTCCTGTCAAGCTTTGGTTAGGTTTAACTTGTAACCCTTCTATTAAGGAAGACGTACCTGTGGCGTTGAGTATAGATACATACCAGCAGTTATTCCTTATATTAAACTTAAAGACTAAAGTATAAGCCTCCCCCCCTAAAGAGACTCTCTGTTCAGAATAAGGAGAACTCGAATTATTAATGTATAACATTGTCACTCCTACCTTGTACGTATGTTAGCACGAGGTGTTAAGGTTATCCTATCAAAGAAAGACGAATCCTCCTCTGTAGCATTACTACCTTGATTGTTTTTAGCTGCGTGTTGGTCTTTTATCTCGTTGTCTGGGTATGTCTCTAAAGACGAAGCACTACCTATCTGTATTTGCACCATCCCAAGTCTTACATCCCATGAAGTCCCTTTACCAGAGGATTGACTTATCATAAAGTCAGTGAAAACGCAATTAGAGTAAGAATCTAGATTGTCAGCAATACTTACAGTGAAGGGGGTATTAGAATCTCTTAAAGCTTTCAATGTCTTTATAGTATTCTCTACCGTATCACCATAATCTAGACTGTAGTTAAATATGTCTGACACTACCCCTGTAAAAGTTATCTCTACAGGGGAGTTACTAACATGGTCTGATATATAAGAACCGCTCTCAACAGGGAAGCTACTAACTTTATTCTTAAAGTTAACACTAACCTCTGAGGTACAAGTTAGTTCCGTGAACTGAGGTTTGTTATTAACTTCATAACTTAGAAATAATTGAGACGACATTATACTACCTCTACCCTGGCGTTGGAGTTCATACTTTCTACCGTAGAGACAATCCTACCCTCTAAACCATCCTCAGTTTTTATGGATAATTCGATTGCCTTAGCAAAATTGGGCTTCAACGCCTCTGGGAATCTTGTGTAATCCCCTGATACGTAACTCGTGTTAGGCTTCGGTGCTTTGTTCATCTCATTAGGGTCATAAATAGCTTTACTGAGAGATGCTGCCCCTTTACCCAATGCCGCGACACCTAAGCCTACACCTGCTGCTGCTAGGAAAGGCCATGCGGCGGGATTTGCTGCAAGTAAGGCTAGGCGAGTTGCTAACTGGCCTTTCAGCACAGTGTTTAAAACTTTATTTGCACTAACTAGCCCCATTACGGCTGCGGTTACAGCGCCTACTGCTACTGCGTTAGCAAGGACATTTTGGTAGGTTTCATCTCCAAACACAGTGTTAAGTGCTTCTGATAAAACACCTATTGAACTAGTTATTACAGATATTACAGGGAGGAAGGCTTTAGCAATGATAGTGACTATATTGAACACTAAACCAAACACTTTCCCTAGACTCTTTAAAGCATGTTCATTTTCTTTAAGGAACTCACCTAATGTAAAGAACAAACCTTTAAGTCCTTCGGCAAAGCCGCCTTGGAATATAGTGTCACCTGCCTTCTCTAGCTCATTAAAGAATTGTCCTTGTGCAACACGTAAGGTGTCTAGTTTATCTTCCAAACCTACAGCAGCAACTTTCTTCATTTCCTTAGCTACTTTAGGGAGGACATCTGCTGCAAGGAGTTCTCCATTCTCCATCATTTTGAAAAGTTCAGCTTCTGATTTATTGATTGATCTAGCGAATATTTGGATTGCCGATGTATTCAAGAGGTGTCGTTAATACCTCCCAGTTCTCTTATGAACTTCTATATGTCTCCATATAGCCTAGACTATATCACGATGTTAAATATTTTATGGCACTTTCTAAAGTCTCTACGCTATCCTTGGCGTGACCTATTACAAGATTGCAATTATGACAAAGCAACCCTCGTAGCTCCCCTGTTTTATGGTCGTGGTCGATATATAATCCATAGTGTCTGGTTCTGCCCATCCAAGCGTCTTTTTCACTTATTCCACATATAGTACAACAATCTTTACAACTTTCACGTAACTCATCGTACTGTAGTTTAGTAATTTTGAAAAATCTCAGCTTTGTGAATAAAGATTCACACGACTTACACCGACCTTTATATTTCACAGGGTCATCTACACTCTTATGGCCTTTATCCGACCTAGCATGGAACTTAGAAAATGGAAGAGTCTCTTCGCACATTTTACATTTTTTCATTATTTAACATCCCTCTTGTTTGGAAGCCACTTGGCTTCTACTCTACTCCCTTACGTTATTAAACGTGGTTTCGATAGTCTTTGAACGTTCCTCTCTAAAGAGGCTTCGCTGCGGATTGTCTCTATTATTGACATTTTTACTTTGCCTAACCCATTACAGTTAGTTCCTACATTATATCACTACAATGCGGCAGTAGTCAACACTTTTCGAGATTTCCCCGCAATTAAAGAGGTTTTCTGTATACATTACTGTATAAAGGGGCATTTGATTAAAAACTTGTTTAAAATCAATTACTTACCCGGCAGGCTCTCCGCTAATTGTAAGCGAAGTTCTTCACTAGAAATTTTTCCCTTATTCATCATTTGAGTAATTGCATTCATTGAGAGTTTCATTCTCTCTTTAGAAATGCCTAACGTTGTGCCTAACTCAGACAACCCTGTAAAGAGCTCTCTAGTTTGGTTTTGGTCGAGTTTTCCTTTTGAAGAAAACAAGAACTTAGTGTAAGCGTCTGAGGTATCTAATAAGGACAATCCCAAACGAGAGGTCATCTTATCAAGGAAAGCCACTTCATCAGCAGCCATCTCAGAAGTACCTGTTGCAGCCAACATAGCAGAGTTCATAGCTTCAAACTCTTGCCCTGTTCTGTTGATAGCGTAAGTAGCTTCAAAGACAGCATATAAGGAAGCGTAAGACCTAATCATATGCCTTGTAGAGTCATTCAACCCTTGCATAGCTATGTTAGCCTTCCGTGTTCTCATAGTGGCTTGACGTTGCTTGTACTTATACTTATCTACTGCAAGACTAAGCTCATCCATTGCAGCTCGACTTCCATATGCAGCCCTTGCCTGATCTTTAAAAGACTCTATAGACATTTGATCGGCACCGGCTTTCTCCGCACGTAGTCCAACCTTACCTGCGTAAGTCTCTCTCCTCCTAATTGTGTCAGGGTTATTTGCCATGTAAGGAGAATCTTGCTTAACTTTCTCTTGAGCTATCTTCTTTTCAGTGTTTAACTCTTTCTGTTTAGCAGCTTGAACTTTCTTCTGATTAGCTTCCTTAGCTTTAAAGGTAAGTTCCTCTAATTCTAACCTTAACTTTTCTAAGTTAGTAATTTTCTGAGATGAGTTTACTGCACCTTTATACCTAGAGGTATCTACACCCTCTTTATCCGCCCTAGCTATTAACTTTGTAAGTTGCAACCTTTTATTAGTAATAGCATTAAGTTCCTTCTCTTTCCTCATATTACTATTGCTAGTAGGCTTACTACAACCACTATGACTATTTGCGGTCTGTTGGAGTTTTAAAAGTTCTTTAAGTTTCTTTAGGTCTGAATCATTGAACCCTAAATCAACTACAAACTTTTCTACGTTGGTAGCCATTATCTTCCACCTCTGTTATTACGTTTCATATCTTCCTCGTGATCTTTATGAGCAGCTTTAGACAAATCCTCGTATATCGTTACAGCCTCTAAATGGTCAAAGAACTCATTCACTGTCATTTCAAGAAGTGTATGCAGAGTTTCTTTGTTATATTCACTATTGTAAACCCTGTATAATAACTGTTTCTCTTGTGTGAAAGATTTACAGTTCTCTACTCTTGAGAGGACTCTTCTTGTGTTTGACCCGACATTATCATTCCCACTACTTTGTGAAAACGCTCCTTCATACCGTTGCCCGTAAAAAAACTTTGGAAGTTCTCCTTTAAGGCAAACTCTAATATCTCAATCATCTCACCATAGTTACCCATGAAATACTCATCTAGGTTAACAACCTTATTATCTACTTCCATGTGTTCTAAGAGAGTGAATATGATCTGATGTACTTCTGCTTCTTCTAATTGCTTACACACTACAAGAGCCATCTCAGAAAATGTCTTAGGCGCTCCATGAATGAAATCGTCATGTCGTAATCCATCTAATGTACCACCTACCGCAGGGGCAATGATATTAATAAGTCTACGTGCTGTAGGAATACCTACTGTTAAAGCTAGAAGTAATTTAATACGAATGTTCTTGCCATTCACTGTTGTATCTGAATATCTTGGTAACATACCTTTCTCCTTTGAATAAAAAAGGGCAAACAGAAACTAATCTATTTGCCCTCCGTCAAGTTTACATATTATAATTATTATCGTGTAACAGTTTTTAGACTATCTGTAACAGTTTTCAATGCACCGTAAGCTGCTGCTGCTGTCTGAGTAGCTTGACTTCCTGCTAGACCGCTTGGTACAGTTAAGTACTTCAAGTCTTCACAGTAAAATGTCCAAGTCTTAGCATTCGTACCATCACCCAATGTTACAGGGGCAGGTTCTTGAATGTGACAACGTTGTGCAATAGATAGTACACTACCAGAAGGGTCAGTAACCTCAATAATAGCCCTAATCAAATCACCAGCAATATCCTCTAAAGACATAATGTAAGAGAGGTATTCATTGGCGGGGGCATTCTGTAACAGTGTAAGCTCAATCATACCAGAGAAGTCAGCACTTTTAGTGATAGCGTTATCACCTTTAGCACCTACAACTACCTCAGTACGAGGACTGTTACGAGTCATTGTGATGAAAGTACCGTCAGCAAAACCGTCGATGTTAAATTTACCACCCCAGTTGACACGTACTTGATCAGGATTATAAGTTCTAATAAAAGTTGACATCTATATTATCCTAAGTCGATTGAAAGTGAGCCAGATAAGTCTACGAACAAGATACCTTGCTGTAGCTCACATTGGAATTTACCGCCACGATATACGCCAGCTTGCTTATCAGATACAGAAGACTGCGATTCTGTTAAGAACTCTAATACGTAGTTATCTTTAATGAAGTTGCGTAGAACATAAAGGTCTAATACATTACGTACAGACGATTTGATTAAGTCAATACCTTCATCTGTGTAAGATAACTTTTTACCACGTTGTGATGTAAGTAGTGATAACATTTCTGCTGCTAGGTCTACTTGCATATTGTCTCTACCACGAATAGTAGAAATCCAATTGCCACTAGGTACTTTGTTATTACGTAGGATAGATGTAGAGGTTACTACCCCATTACCCGCACCACGTTCCATATAAGAAACATTACGGTCTTCTAAGTAACCTTTCTGAGTAGAGCTTAATGCTTTACCAGTAGTAGGGTTTTGAGATACACTTAATGGTAAGGCGATATTAGCCCATAGTACACTACCTGCATCAAACGTTGCATTACCTGCTACATGAATACATTCAGGGAACACTGTGTCGGCGTTGTGGTGGAAGAATACTTTAGTACGGTCTCTACCAGAATCTTTAATGGCACCCGCTAAGTCCGTAGCCGCTCCAGCATTGTAAGCTGTAAGAGTGTTGACTGCTTGTACAGAGGTAAAGTACATTTTAAGACGAGCCTCTATCTCAGCAGACGCTGCTTGTACAAATGTATCTGAGTGGTCTTCACAAGTAAAGAAGTAGTAGTCGTCATCCTCGTCAGAAAGTTCTGTGATAAGTTCACTAGCTGTCTCTGTTGAGGTGTAGACTTCTGATAGCTCACTTGATAGGTTAGCTACCCAAAACTCAGAACCTACACCAGCTACGTCAATAGATACTGTTGCACCTGTTGCACTTGCAACAACTAAGTCTTGAATGTCAGTGTCACCTTCAATAGCAGCAGCAATAGCAGTAGCTACAGCAGCCTCGTCAGCTTCACCACTAATATCAATAACTACTGAGTAAGGAGTACCAGCATCACTAGCATGGAATACTAAAGAAGCCCCTGTAGCACCTGTGGCAACAGTTAAATCTAAACTAGCTTCTCTACGTCCAACCTTTACAACAGCAGGAGCAGGAGTCACTGAGAAGAAACCTTGAACCGCTTTATAAGCATTAGAGTTTGTAGGTAGGTCTTCTGAAGCAGCTTGTAGTGATGTGTAGGCACGTACACGTTCAGGGAAGTAACGGTGAGACGATGCAAAGAGGGGAGTACCAAAGCCTTGCGCTGTGACACCAACATCCGTCAACGCAATGTCAATGTTTGTTAAATTTCTATAGGTCATTATTTTTCCTAATTACTTTGATTAAACTCTGTTGTTATGGTTGCGATTTCTTCTATGTTAGTATCTATCTCAGGTACATTATCTACCTCAAACAAATCACCATTTATAGGAGCTTGCTCTATTACGTAGAAGTCAAGGTCTACTATTTCAGATATGATATGGAAGTCTAATGTTATGGCTGCAAACTCTTCGTAGTCCGTATTCAGTAGGTCTGTCCTATAGGTAGGTTCTGATACGTCCATAAGACCTGCATGAGGCATATAAAGATTTAAGGTTTGCTGCCCTTTGACAGTTCTTAATCTACTAGCTAACTCGTCTGCGATGTCCAGTATGTTATCTTCATATTTACCGTAGAAAGCTACTCTTAGTCTTAACCTACGATTGAAGTATGTAGTAAACTCTGTAGAGTCCTCGTTAAACGAGCTATACGCCTTCCTAGCGCCATAATTACCTTTCCCTATATAGTCGCATACACCATAAGGATAAAACGTCTTAGGATGCTTCTGACGAGCTATAAAGACCGATGGTATAGGATTAGAACCCTTAGCTATTGCTAATTTACTTCCTATAAGTTCTGAGGTTACTTTAGAGAGACCTTTTAAATAATCATCTAAGTTCATTGTTGGTCTTTCCTTTTAAGTAAGTATTTGTAGTGGTCTGACATAAGCCCATACTCAGAGAAATCCTCCTCCATGAAAGCTTCAAACCTTTTACCTTGATACTCTACCTCATCGCCCCCTGTGTCGTCTAACATGTCAGCTACTGTTATCTTAGTGAAAGACCTTATAACGATAACGTGGTCAGTACGAACTCCATCAGGAAGGATTACTTTAGTCTTGCCATTTCTTAAAGGTTGTACATTACACTCTAGTGTTTCAGCATCTTTAAATTGTGCTTGTACCCATTCACCCTCATTGTTAAGATACCCTTCTTCCTCAGATCGTCTGTAAAGAGGTATAGAATGTGTTCTCATTAAATCAATCATACACCCTCCACTACAATGTTATTAACGGATGTTTTATAAGCCCAAGTGTCTTTAAAGAAACCTTCATCTACTAAAGGTGTATCTTCACCGCCTTTAAAATACTCTATCGTGTTATCAGAGTTGCTAGGCATGTCAGGGAGGTTTGGCACACCAAAGAACGATTTACCCATCATAGCCATGTCTTGACCAATGTAACCTAACGCATAGTTAAGACTAACATCTTTGAACACATACTTGTTAAGGTGCTCCGTCACTCTATCCATGAAAGGTTTGTTATTCATTGCATTGAGTATTAGAGGTCTCACTGTACGTGCAGGAAAGCTGCCTTCTTTACCTTGTTCATGCATAACAGCTAAGTCTACGTAGGACATTCCAGCAGTAGGATGTTCACCTTGTTCAGCGAATACACCTGTTTCGACGTTCTCTTTAGAGAGAGCTTCTAACTTTTCTACTAGCTTTTCAAGATTACGAGTTTTACGAGTGACCCTTACATTAAACATCTCTATACCTTGCCTTATCCTCATCTATTAACCTTGCTTGTTCTTGGAGAGTTCTCCAGTCGTCTAGTAAGTGGGGGAGGAAAGAATCAATGTCTTGT